GTGCAGCGACCGCCGGAGATAATGGTGCAGCGACCGCCGGAGATAATGGTGCAGCGACCGCCGGAGATAATGGTGCAGCGACCGCCGGATATCGTGGTGCAGCGACCGCCGGAGATAATGGTGCAGCGACCGCCGGAGATAATGGTGCAGCGACTTCACGAGGCAAATCATGTACCAGGGAAAATGGGTTGTCAGTAGCCCGTGGAAACGATGTAAGAGTACGAGGGGGAATGGGAGCAATATTGGTAATTGCGGAAGAAAACGAAGATAATTATAACATTGCATCATGGAAGGCAGTTGTAGTTGATGGTGTTAATGTAAAGCCTGATACATGGTACATGTTGCAAAATGGTGAATTAGTAGAAGATAATAATAAAAATTAAGTTATGGCAAAGAAAAAGAATCAAACCAGAGTAGAGACTAGAAAGGATGAAATTAGGGTTACCACAAGAGATCTCAAACAAATGCTCAACAAGTACCTTGTTCATAATCTGTTCAGGAAATGGACGGGAAATTTCATGGATCAAGATACCGGGGAAGTTGTAAGTCTTGACAGAAACGAACTTATTCTTGAAGCCGGAACATATCTGGGTAAGGAAGAATGTTCTACTATCAACTTCTACATGCAGGAAGGATCAATCACGGAAGTGGAAGTATCTAACCAGAAAAGAATGGCATTCGAGAACGACCGAGACGCGCTAGTTCCTTACATCGCACAGGTTATGCTGGACAAGAAGAAAAAATTCCTGTTGAAGGCTCAAAATATTGATCAGGCAAGAGAAATAGTAAAAGACTATACAGAACTGAACTTTAAAAGCCCCTATCGTATAACTCTTCTTAAAGAATTTGACTATTGCACAATTCTGGTAGACAAACTTTCTGTTACCCCAATCGACGAAATAGGCAAACTTGCTATTGAATTTTCTGATCTTTACTCTGAAGAACAGATCAAAGCCCTTATGGGAGAAGGTGAAGAAGATATTCCGGAACCTAAATTCTACAACATCGAAGCAAGAATAATACTCACCGGACCTAAAGAAGAATATAAAGAGGAAACAAACCAGACGTTTGTCGTGGAAACCTATAATGCGGAACGTGCAATGCTAATCATTAATAAGTATCTCAATGATAAGCAGGATGAACTTGAAAAAGCCGCAAAAGAAAAAGGACGGGAATTCGATAGAAAGATCATTCACGCAAGTATAGAACAATCTTCCATCATTCCTGTGAACTCATATATTCCAGAAGAATTCAGTATAGCCTATGCAGAAAAATAGAATTAGCCTTACCGATTTTCTAAAACAACAGAAAAAATCATCTGGTAAGCATGATGATGAAGAACACCGCATACAATGTTCTTGTGTAAAATGGTTCAGGATGCAATATCCCCAATACCAGAATATCCTGTTTGCTATTCCTAATGCTGCAAGAAGAACCCCCCGAATTGGGGCTTACATGAAGGATGAAGGTATGCTTCCCGGTGTAGCTGATCTCATATTTCTGAAAAGTAACCGCAATTACAGTGCGCTATGTATTGAGATGAAAACTAAAGACGGAAGGCAAAGCGAATCACAGAAGAAATGGGAAAAAGCTGCAAAGGAAAATGGAAGTCATTATATCGTATGCCGGTCGTTTGACGAATTCAGAAAAGTAGTAACAGATTATATCAATGATATGTAATGAACCGAAAATCATTCTTGCTGTATCTCGATACGCTGGACGTTATTCAGGAACTTACCGATGCACAGATCGGTAAACTATTCCGGGCCATCGTATCTTATCAGCACGGACTTGATGATCCAGATAACAGAGAATATGAAGAATTGCTGTCCGGAGATTCCCTGTTAAAGATTGCGTTTACTCCTTTCAAATCCCAGTTTGACAGAGATTTTCTTAAATACAAAGAAGTGTGCGAGAAAAGAGCAAATGCCGGAAGGAAAGGAGGAATAGCAAAGGCAAGTAAGGCACCTGCAGGACCGGTAAATCCGGTTCCTGTAAAGCCTGTTAAAGCTTTTGGAGACATTATCCAAGAACTTAATTCCGATCAGTTATGGATCGAACAAATGTGCCGTCAGTCCGGAATAGGCGCAAAGACTTTTCTGGGAATTTTACCGGAACAAATTAATAAGTTCTTTGACTATATCTCTGCAACCGGACAGGAAGATACCGTGCTAACCACATCTGATGCAAAGAAACGGTTTTTCTGGTGGTGGAAAAATCAGGGTATAGAATCTATTAAACCAACCAATAATGGAAGAAAAACAAACATTAGCACAAAACCAGATATTCAACCTAGTAAACCGCCTGAAAAAGACTATTCTGGTTCATTCTGAGTATGACTTGACCGACTTTGATGAATTTGACCGGCATTGCCTTATGATTGAACAGATAGGTGCTGCATACATGGGGCGAGAATTCAGGGAGTTTGTTATTGACAGTTACAATAAAGATGTTATAAGATTTCTTGTTTACTACTTCAACAACTGCAAGCTGGCTGAGAGTATCTTTCCCGACAAAGAATTTAAAGTTTACAAGAACCTTATGATCCTGGGATCTCCGGGAACAGGAAAGACATTGCTTATGCAGATATTTTCAGACTATCTTATGCTGACAGGAAACCCCAACCGGTTCTATAACGTGTCTGTAACCCAAATGATGAATTACTACAAGATGAACGGGCATATAGACAGGTATACATACAACGAAAATTCCGGCAAAGGAAGTATAGAAGGTGATCCATTCAACATCTGTATTAATGACATCGGTCTGGAAACAGAGAATCAGAAAAGCTATGGTACTTCACTTGATCTAGTAATAGATGAATTCCTGTATGCCAGATATGAGATATTTCAGAACCAGTTTAAGAAATGCCATATAACCAGCAATCTTTCACCTGATGAATTCAAAGAAAGGTTTGGATATCGGCTGGTAGACCGGTTCAAGAGTTTTAACGTAATACCTTTATTAGGAGATAGTAGAAGAATATGATCAGACAAGACCAGTTTCCCCTTACATCATATCCCGGAAAATCATTCCAGAAGGAATACAGGGGAACAGATATCGTAATAGTGATATCAGCAGGACGCGGGATAGACTGCATTGTTATGAAGGACAATAAGGTTTTCTGGAAAGATCACCGGAAGTTTATAAAAGTCAGTGACTATTTTAAACAAGCAGAACAACAAATAGATTTCTTGATCGAAGGAAGAACAGATTTACGCCTTCAAATGATGCAGCAGCAGCTTGATACGATTAAGGATAAAGCTATGCGTGCGGCAAAACAAGCTATGGCTACCGCTTTATCATTATCGAAAGATCGCAAAGATCTGATGGATTTTTTTGATTTTGAAATTAAAAAACAATTTGGGAAAATATGATAAACGATAAACTAATGTCATTTATGTGCTCAAGAATTCCTTTCGGGTTGAAGGTGTTTTCTTCGGAATATGGAATTCTGGAATTGGAAAGTGTAAGCCGTGATGGAATGGTTGAACTTAGAGGGAATAATGAATCTTCTGTTTATACCCAATTCTTTAACGTAAAACCAATATTATATCCTGCTGAAATGTTTTTGAATGATGTTGTTGTATGCGTCAGTCAAAGCACTGTGAAATATGTTATAAATGGTATTTTCCCATATTTTACCGACCAGCTTGGATTTGTCAATGAAGGTCTGGCCGTCTCGGTTTTCGATTTACCTTTTGATCCGTACATGAAATATGACGGGAACCAATTTAAAGTAGGAACACAAAACATAGTAAAATGATACCTCTGGGATTTATTACAGCCTTACAAGGCTTAGAAAGTATTCTAGCCAAAACATATAACAAAAGTATATATATGGGAACAAAGTTAATAACACTTCCTTATTCTGAATATCAGGAATTACTTCAAAAGGCAAATGCCACCAATTACCAGTTGATTAAAGAATCGGAGAACATCAGGAAGGAATACGAATCACTCCTTGAGAAAAGCAACAATTTATACAAAAATTATTTTGAACTGTATACAAAGCAAAAAGAAGAAATCAAAGAAATGGAACGAGTAATTACTCAGCTTAAAATGGAGTTAAGCAAGAAATGGTGGAAACGTATCTTTAATCATAAAAAACTGGAATTATGACAAAGGAAGAAGCAAACAATATCATAGCAGGAAATGAAGCTATGGTGATCGGATGCACTTACAACGTGCTATTTACAAATGATATAGTGATAGGTCTTACGATAGAAGCTGTTGAATCTATCAGGAAATCTCCATTATACCGGTTTGATACCAAAAGAAAAGTAAATATAGTAGAGAAAGATCGCTTGAAATATGAAAGGTTGATAAATGAAGTAATTGGTAACACAAGTTCTTTCTTTGCTGACGCAAACGACATTTTTCTTGAAGATATTCAGAAGCATGTAGATATACTGTACTACTCGATTAAAAGAGAATTTGATAAAGTGAATTTATCTTTTTCCGGCATAATAGCACGCATGGAACTTGCCAGAACATTGTGTGAATTCTCATGCCTTCAACTGGATAAAAGAGAAGAGGAACTTCAAGAGAAGGACAAGCGTTTCAAGAAATTCGGCATTGACTATTTACGTTTGACGAATCTTTTACGGTCGTTATCCGAAACAATGAAAACCTTAAATGTACCCTGTACGGTAAATCTTAATACTGAAGAATGTACAAAAGCAATTAATATATTATCTGTTAAACTTGCTGATGCGAATACAATCGCAAAAGCTATATCCGCATAAGTTATGAAGAAATCACAAGATCCGATAGTCCAGCGTAAAGTAGATCTGGAAGAAAACCCTAAAGGAACCATGCTCAAAGTATCTCAGCAAAGAGATCTGGAGGAAAACGGAAGATATGTTCCAGTTCCGGGAGATAAAAATCACACAATGATTTTCGTCCGTAATGGTGATGATCCAGAAAAGAGAATTGCTGCATATCTGGAAAGAACTAGATATTAATTTTTAAAATAATACATTATGAAAAAGACTTATAAATTTGAACTTCCACAAAACAAGGAATTAAAAAGCGCAAATACACGTGTAGAAGATGGGAAACTTTTTGTTGATGTTGAGTTTCAAGAGAAGTTTGATCCGAAAGATGGTGATTTTCTGTATTGTAAAGACTGTGGAGTTTTCATTTGCAGAGGTAATTCACCTTATGAAGGAACATTGAGAGCATATATTGGTATTAATAGAGGTGGGGAATTAGTAGATCAACCAGAATTGTTTCTTAATACAACATATTGGTGCTGGATGGGAGATTGTAGGTATGCCACACCCGAAGAAAAAGCTGCCTTCCTTGAAAGGCTTGAAAAGAAATGTCACAAGAAATGGAATTCGGAAAAGAAATGCTTGGAAGATATCTATATACCTAAATTTGGGGATATTGTAAGAATTGATCATCCAGACATTAATGAATACAAAAGACAGTATGTAATAAGCATATTCCCAGATAAGGAAGTTCCTAATACAAGTGTTAGTGGTTTCTTTGATGTATGCGGAATAGATATGGATGGAAATCTGTTTTTTGAGGGTAAAGCTTACTATAATTACGGATATGTATCTCCTGCATCAGAATCAGAGAAACAAGAACTGTTTAGCAAACTAGAAGATGTAGGCCTTAGATGGAATTCTGAAACTAAGAGTTTTGAAAATATAAGATGGAGAGCAGGTCAACTTTGTGAATATTATTCAATAGATTTCAATTATACAATAAAAAGATATGTTGAATCTTTTTCTATTGAAGATTTTAAGAGATATACAAATGGTAATTACTTCCGCACACCCGAAGCCGCCCAAAAGGTAGCCGACCAGATAAAAGATATTTTCAAAAAAAGTAAAGTTGAATGACTATGGATAAAGAAGATATCGAAAAAGCAGCAGCCGAATATGCAAATGAAGCTTGCCGTCCACTATGGAGAACAGGTAACGAACAGGTCTGTATGACCGATTTCATAGAAGGTGTAAAATGGCGAATAAATTCAGTTTGGCATTACGATAAATCAATGCCTAATATAAATGAGCCATTTTTACTAATAGATCATAAGTGGGCATTAGTTTTACGGATAGGTTGCGAAAGAGACTGGGCTATTATGATAAAGGATAAAATATTTGTTAAATGGGCATACATTAAGGATTTAATACCAAATAAGGAGGGAGAACAATGATAGATGAATTACCTAATAATATACACCCCGATGTTTTACGGAAAGTCACATCATTAAGATCTTATGCAAGAGACATAATTTCAGAAGCTAAATATCAACTTGGTGGAGAGTTCCCAAAAGGTAAAAGGGTGGCAATAAATAAGGCTGTACCATTTAGTGATAACCTTAGAATGATTGAGACTAAACAAGCATTTGAAGTGCTCAAGAGGTATTTAAGACGAAAGTATAGCCGATTGCATTATGAAGAATATATTGGAGGATATGAAGTACGTTTCTGTATTTCGTTTTACACAGATAAGGAGGACTAATTATGACAGAGCAAGAATTAGACAATATATGCGAACAGACACAATGCGATGGGGATTGCGTTCAATGTCCGATATTTGCAGAGTATATAAGCGGAAAGGAAGAATGATATATGAGGAAAGATGAATTGGTAGTATTAAGGTTTCATACAAAAGAAGATTTAGATAAAGCATTGTCATTTTTGAGCAATAAGTCAAAACGTGAAATACTACCAAAAACTAATACTGGGTATTATGTGAAAATATCAAAAAGTAGTGCCATAAAGATAGAAAAGGAATTGAATAAAAAGTAGATGTTATTTTCGTAAAAGTGGAGGAATGATTATGAACAGAGAAATAAAATTCAGAGGAAAATCAGAAGTCACAAATGAGTGGGTTTACGGCTCACTTGTAAAGGTTGGGAACGAAAGTCATATAGTCGGATTTGATGAAGTAGACTTAGACGGACATCATCTAAGCTATTGCAGTGATAGACCGATATTCACGAAACAGGGAACAATAGGCCAGTTTACCGGGAAATATGATAAAAACGGAAAAGAAATATACGAAGGAGATATATTAAGACATCTAAATGGAAATACATTTCAAGTTTTATACTCTAATCGCACTACTTCTTTTATTCTTATATCTATTTCTCACAAAGAAGTTGGTTTAGATTTGGGTATTTATGATACTGAAAATTGTTTTGAGGTAATTGGTAACATATACGATAATAAAGAACTTTTGGAGGAATAAATTATGAAACCAATTCTTGATGCTTGCTGCGGTGGGAAAATGTTTTATTTTGATAAATCAGACAATAGAGTTTTATTTCAAGATATTCGCAAAGTAAAGACAACTCTTTGTGATGGTAGAATCTTTGAAGTAAATCCTGATGTTCAATGTGATTTTACTAAAATGCCATACGGAGATGATACTTTTTCTATGGTAGTATTTGATCCACCTCATTTAGTTTACAGCCGGGGGAAAAAGTCTAAAATGGTTGACTTGTATGGATGCTTAAGTGACAAAGCAATGCCAACAGGGTATCAACAAATTAAATATGGAGCATTATATTCCGATTGGCGAGATATGCTTTCAAAAGGTTTTAAAGAGTGCTTTAGGGTATTAAAATCAGGTGGATTTTTGATTTTTAAGTGGAATGATACAGATATAAAGGTTTCTGAGATTTTAAAGTTGACACCTGAAAAACCTGTATTTGGTCATATATCAGGGAAACGCTCTAATACTCATTGGATTTGTTTTATGAAAGAATAATAATGCTTAAAAGGGGATCATTTTCGGTTAAATTCCTTGCGGAAGGTGTATTGTTCCGTGAGGAATACGAACTTCCTTACAGAACGGAAGAACCGGTTTACTGGGCAAGAAATATGCTTAATACACATTCCACTTTATACCAAAACGCCTTAGAAAGAATTGCGAAAGACTTAGGAATATCTTTTTCTTATAAAAGAAAAGGATGGGAAAATAGAAGAATGGTTTGTTTTTTAGGGCTTGGATTGAAGGGAATTGATATAATTGAGATTAATGAAATACACAATCATTTAATATTGGAGGACTGAGATATGAAAGCAAAAGTAAAAGCAACCGGAAAAGTAGTTGAAGCAGTAATAGATAAATGTTCTGTACCTGCATCCGGATATGGAGCAAAGTTTGTTTATGACTGTTCGGATGGAAAAAAATATTTTGATACCGAATTGGATTTTATCAATGTTTACCCAGATTGGCAGCAGATAAGAATACATGCTTCAATTGCAGCAATGCAAGGATGTTTGGCGAATAATACTTTTTATGCTACCAAAGAAAATATTACAAAGTTGTCTGTCGGATTTGCTGATGCGCTGATTGAAGAACTTAAAAAAAAGTAATATGGGAAAGGAAGAAAAAGCAATGAGATACGTGCAGGATAAGATGTTCCCGCACATTATTAATGCTTCACGAATAACTGATCCATGTTTTACAAGAGATGATCTGAGAAAAGCGTATGAATCCGGATATGATGAGGGCTATTCTGAAGGAAGAACAGAAAATCTACTTGATCAATTAAAAAAGAATAAAGATGAAGAAGCAGAATTGATCTGTAAGAGAAAACAGGATGAAGCGTGGACTGAATTTAAAAAGATTTTCTATAATATGGAGACAAAGGAAGATAAAGCAAAAAAGTATGCTGAAGGACTTAATAAAGTAGGCCAGTCTTTTGATATATATTATGTTGAGCAAGCTTTTCTGGATGGCTGGGAAGAATGTATGAAATATCTTAAATCTTTACCTTTAGATGAAGCTTCTAACAGAATTTTATATCATGGGACTAAAATAGGTGATAAATCAACTTTTAATGATTAAGTGATATGGAAACAAAATATGTAAGAGTGCCATTTGATGTTGAATTATGATAACTGGGAGGAATAGATATGCAAAAGATAATGTTCAACGACAAATACGGCTTAACTAAAGCCGTATTGGAAGGAAGAAAGACGCAGACAAGAAGAATTATCCCAAAGGATTTTTTCACTTTGCAATGGGACGTAAGGGATGATACTCTTGTTGTAGAGAACGAATGGGGTGATTTTATTGATATAAGAAACACCAAATTCTGCATGTTTAAGAAGGATGAAATTGTGGCGGTTGCTCAAAGTTACAAAGACTGTGGAGGTTTTATGGAGGATGGTACTCCAAGATGGGATTACATATCATGTATTGTCGGAAACAAAAATGCAGGTTGGTCTAACAAGATGTTTGTAAAGCCAGAACTTATGCCGCATCAAATTCGCATGAAAAACGTAAGAATTGAGCGTTTACAAGATATTTCGGATGAGGATTGCTTGGCTGAAGGAATAGAGTTTGACGCAAAAGCGAAATCATTTTATTGTGGGATGAATGTATTGAACAATTCTAAAATTTGGCTAGGTTGTAGCCCTCGTGAAGCCTATGCCACATTGATTGACAAAGTAGGCAAGAAAGGTGATTGGAATAAGAATCCGTATGTATTTGCTTATGAATTTGAACTTATAAAATAATTGAATTATGGAATTTAAAGTCGGTGATATAGTAAAGGTAAAAGATATTCAGGATTTGATTAAAAGAGGTAAATGTGACGAAAAGACTGCACGCCATATTTCAGGTGTAGAATTTATAATTAATGCGTTTGTTGTAAAAGCAAATCAATATGAACTTAAATCCAAAACCGGTTTTACAGTATATTGTTATGAAGATGAAATCGAGAAATGCGAGGATATCGAAAATGAAAGCATAAAGAACGACCGGAAAGACGACAAGGTTATGATGGAACTTTTGCCTTGGCCGGAACTGGAAGAAGTCGGGAAAGTATACACTGCAGGAGCAAAAAAATATGGCCCCAACAAATGGCAAAACCTTCCAGACGGATATCAGAGATATAAAGGTGCCATGCTCCGGCACCTTACCGAACTGGAAAAGGGTAATGATATTGATCCGGAAACAGGATGCTTGCACGCGGCACAGATAGTATGGAATGCAATTGCCATGTTGCACTGTAAAATGGAAGAAATGTCTTTAAAAAATAATGTTTGCAATGGATAGTTTGAATACGCCAGAAAGATTGCTTGATAGTTTTACACTTATAGCAATGAATGGGAGAGAAGTTAATGAAGTTGTCTACAAACATATAGCTTTAAAAGCTGTTCAAATGGCTAGACAAGAAGGATGGATTTGCCCTAAATGCGGAAAGGTTTATTCTCCCAGTGTAGATAATTGCTCAAGCTGCAATGGGGGGAAAGCAAGTCAATATGACAGGGAAAAGGCCCAAAAAAGACTACATGATTTAGGCATAAATATGGATAAGGTATGTCGTATAAGGCTTTATATACCAGATATTGATTCGGTTAAAATTGAGAATGAATATTGGCTTTTTAAAAGCAATGGTGCTGAATTTAAACTGAATTTCTCAGATATGTCAGTCCTGCAATATGTAAAAGGCGAATACATTATAACAGATCTTTCAAAAACATTGAAAGAACTTATAAAAGGGCACTTAATATATTGATTTCCCCAACTTGTCAACGCTGTAATACAATAATTCAGTTAATTTGCTGGTATGGAAAATGTAAAGATACAATTTAAAGGAATAACCCGTAACACGGACGATGGAATATGCCCGGACGGGGAATGTATGGAACTGATCAACGCAAAGGTGAACAATTCCAGTATAGAACCTATTGGAAATCCCATTCAGCTAAAACAGACGGTTCATACATACAAGGAAATATATCACCATGCGAACACTAAGAGATATATCGGGATAACCGAGGATGGTCAAATGTACGAAATGCCGGAAGATCTTTCTTCTGAAACAATTATGACGGAAGATGTAAAGGCTAAAAGTATTCAATTCATAGGTAACACGGTGTCGGTATTAACTGACACCGGTGTTAAATACCTTCTGTTTAAAAACGATGGATATGCTTATCTGGGTGAACTTCCTGATATGCCCGGCATGACTATCAGGAAAAAACTTGCCGTGGTAGATGCGGATATAACAGAAGTATCAGAATTAAGCGACACAGAAGTAAGATATGGCAACTTTGTGAAGGTACTGAATAATGCAAACAAAAAAGGATATTATTGCTATGCTGCCGCCTTTTGTGCCGCGTTTCGTCTGTTCGATGGAAGTATTGTAAAGACAACAGAAATTCAAATACCTTTCCTCGGCTACGATGATATAATGTCATATAATTATAATTCATCTGACAGCGGAAGCGTCAGTGTAGAAATGAAAGGTGGGTTGAGTGATACCCAGTTCATTCAGGTAAATACGTCTAATGGTGCCAAAGCTGCATTGTTGTGTTTTAAGCCGGAATTTGTTTTTGACGACTATGATCTGTCGGCATGGGCAGATATCATTTTGAGCATTGATATTTTCTCTACTGACAGCCTGAGATTTAAAGTCAGTGATCTGTACGACAATATAGAATCCGCTACTACCAGAGCGTCTAATATAAGCCTGATGTATAATATTGCGGAATTGAAGATCGGAGAAACTACCATTGTACCCGACCTAGATGTATCATCCGACAACATGGCCGTACAGAAAAGCATGGTTGACGGATTTGGGTATAATCACAAGGTTAATGCTTCAAAGTCTTATTCGTACAATAACAGGCTTCATCTTTTCGGAATAACAAAGACTTTATTTGAAGGCTATAAAATAGTAGCGGGGGCAGAAAATTATACTTTTGATGTATACACCTATATCCACACCTCTAACGGTGATAAAATTGTTCATTCATCACAAAAGGGATCTTACATTCCGTCATTCATAATTTATCCTGATAGCCGGGCATACAAAATTGTTGTAAACTGTGCTTCGATCAATAAAGGAAAAACTTTCCTTTTAAACAGCAGCAATTATTTCAATTTCTCTTATTATTGCAGGTCATTTCAGGACGTATTGATATCAACCAAATACCGGTGCAGGACAAGTTATTTCACCGACACCACTACTGATTATTTTGTAGATATGCAATACTTGGTACGGCCAACAGATAATATTGATTATTCCAAAGATAATATATTATTGGCTTCCAATGTAAACAATCCGTTCTACTTCCCTGCCGATCAGACCTACCAGTTTCAGACACCTATTGTCGGGGTGCAGTCAAATGTGATAGCAATGTCTCAGGGCCAGTTCGGACAGTTCCCTTTGTATGTGTTTACAAAGGACGGAATATATGCAATGTCTGTCGGATCCGGAACACTGGCCTACTCTACCCAGACACCGGTAACAAGAGACGTATGTAACAATCCGGATTCTATATGTGGGCTTGATACAATGGTAGCCTTTTCTACCGAAAGGGGCCTTATGGTAATAGATGGTGCTACTACCCAGCTGATATCGGAAAAGATATACGGATTTCTGCCTTCATGTTCCATATCTTCACCGATCATTACCCGTATACTCGCTGTTGCCGGTCTGGATTCATGCCTGTCAAGCGTTGTGTTCCCGGACTATCTGGAAACGGCAAAAGTGGGATATAACTACGAAACAAAGGAAGTCGTGGTAGCAAACGGGGATTTCCCCTACTCTTATGTATATTCCCTTAAAACCGGAGAATGGCATAAGATCTCACAACAGATAGATTCTTTTGTGAATTCCTATCCGTATACCTGGGCAATGATCGGAACGCAAATACTTGATCTGAATAACATGCACCGGAGTGTTTCAAAGATAGCCCTTGTTACCAGACCTATTAAGATGGGAACACTTACGCATAAAAGAATACTCCAGACCGCCTTGAGAGGAATAGTCAAGAGAAGCCTGTCAGATCTTTACATTAAGGGAGAACCGGTAATGTTCAGAGGTGAAGGAGTAGATATCTTCTCTGATGTCGGAATGTATATTCTGGCTTCCAATGATGCGGAACATTTTGAACTTGTTGCAAAGAAAGAAAAAATGATTGATATCCGGGATCTTGTCACAAAGATGAACAAGAGCAAACCATACAAGTATTTTATGATATGCCTTGTCGGTGGTGTACGAACTGACGTTTCAGTGAACTACATTGAAATGATGGTAGACGAAAGCTTTACTAACAGGCTCAGATAAAAAAGGGGAAGTGAAAACTTCCCTTTTTTTATATCCCCATTTCTGCGGCCCTTCGCCTTACTTTGGGTGCTAATGCACAAATACTGTTTTTAAGCCGGTCCAATGCCTGATCCTTTTCTGTCGGATCTACATTATAACCGTTGTCCGAAAGCCATTTGTAGGATATGTATTCTACCATGTAATCACCCAGAAGCCGGTCAACACATTTGGTTATCTCTTCCTTCTTCGGCCTTTGGCTGGTTATTTCGATACTGTCCTCTGTGATTATAACTTCTACCAGCCTTTTCTGGGCATAGAAGTTTATCTCGTTCAGGGCTTCATCAAAATAATCTCCCAGAATATCCGATTCGTCTTTGCTTGCCTGAATGATTTTTGACAAAGGATTTTCCTGCTTTTTGGCTTCGCCGATATAGTAGGTTTTAGTGAAAACCTTGTCTATTATTTGCTGTTTGTTCATGTTCTTTCAGGTTTAAGCCGTCTGGCCGAAAGCTGAATAAGTTCCGTTTCCAGACGGATCAGCATTTCTTCAAACCTTTTTGCTTCGTCTGATTTGATCACATTGAGCCAGCTTCGCAAAATAGCCGTTGACATGTAGTTTGTTATATAATCTACAAGCTGATCCTGCAGGTCCGGTGTGTTGGCGGCTGCTTTTACTGTAAATGTGATATTTCCATCTCCATCTGTGTAGCTTGTCTCTCCTAACATTCTCGACAGAAGATTACAAACAACCGATGTGGCGTCAGATACATAATCTTTCAAAATCGGATCATCATCATCTGAAGCCTGTATCTTTGCGGATATTTCCACCAGACGGGGATCTGATTTCGCTGATTCACCGATGTAATACGCTTGATCCTTTACTCTCAACAGGAGATCTCTTACAACCACCTGCGGTGTTAAACTTTTACTTCCTTCCATTATCTCTGCGGTTTTTTACGTTCACACAATAATTTTGTTATGTTTGTAGCATTAATTACAACTTTGTCTGCATAATACTTCACATCATCCCTGTTGGTCATGGCAAACCATCTTTGACAGATTGAGTTAGATATATAGTTGGTCAGACACTGGGTAAGTGTAGTTAGTGCCGCGTCTTTCCAGTTTACAGGAAGATCAAAGTCTATGCTTATTTCTCCCTCTCCAAAAGACAAAGTACCATACGAAGATATTACATCACTTAATTCTGCGGCAGATTCCTTCATAAGCGGCTGAACAATCTTCATTTCATCTTCCGTAAGCGAAAGCTTGTCTATATTATCCAGAGCCTTTCCGGTGTGCGCGGTGATTGCATACACATCTTCGTATATCTTACTTTCCTGAATTGTTACGTTTACTTCCATAATTTCCTGATAAAAAAATAATATATCAGATAACCGGATCCGGCCAGAACTAAAGACCATAAAACCCATGATATCCATACCGGATTTACTTTCTTCTCTTCTGTCTTGCTATATTCTGTTTCCGTATAGGTAGAATCCCTTATGTTAGATCCGGACTTGATCTGTTCCTGACTGAATACTTCTGTCTCGGCCCGAGAATTTCCGGTGTAATCTGTTTCTGTCTGAACAGTAGAAACAACATGCTGTTTGCCTGTGCTGTCTGGTTCTGAAAAGAACGTCTCGGTCTTTTTGATCTTATAATTTCCAAAGACTACTTCTTTTTGAAACACATGATCATTCCTAGAGGAAATAAGAGAATCCCATTTGCTTCTCACATTCTCCAGAGAAGTGTTCAACGTTTCTTCCGATTTGTACTTTCTGGAAGCACAGGCTGTAAAAAGCAATAATACTATGAATGCAAATACTTTCATGCTTCAAATTTAAATTTGTTGATACGGTTCATCCATCCTTTCTTGTATTTTTTGTTGGTCGGCCTTGCCTTGCAGATTTCATCAATGTATTTAATACGGTCATTCTTGATCTGGAAGTACAAAGACATGGGATCCATTGCGTTCAATGCAGCAATAGTCTTATCACCTACAATTCCATCAACCGTTACGCCAAGTATTTTCTGTGGCCTTTTAATTCCATGAACACCGGAAGCCCACACCCAATCAACAAGTATATTGGCAACAGACTGATTTTCTATCCGGTCAGCCTGCCATCTGTCCCAGAACATTGTTTTGAGAATTTCCGTCCATTCTTCATCACTGATGTTTTTCAGATCGTCAATAGAAGGATCTGGAAGCCCTTTCCTTTTTCTGTATTCCTTGTATGTAGTAAGGGTTATTCCCCTGTTGGTTGCTCCACCCAGATCATCCGGATCGTTTACAAAACCACCTTCACATTTCAGGATAAATGGTTTCAATTTATTCACGTTTGCCATTGTTTACCTCCTTATCTTCTTTTAAAATGCACTTGACTTCTTCATCATTTACGTCTACTGCTTTTTTCGCAAAGACACGTGCGGCTCCAAGCATATCAATCTTGATTCCTTTAGGTTTAAGAATATTGCCTATAATGCTGCATAATTCGATAAATGAGACCAGCAAACAGGCGTATACGTCTATATCCCAGCCTTTACCGCTTGCTACATTAATCATACAAACCGCACATACAAAAGCAAAGTATGTGGTTATTTTACCCATAGTGGCACGTATAGCACGCGAAAAGCGAACCGTCTCACCCATAAGAAGGCTTTTCCTTACGCCGAATGCCAGATCTGCCATGATAACAACAAAACTAACAATTAACCAGGGTATCATGTGTTGTAATGATTCCATGATAAATGCAGTTGCTACACTGGCAAAGCTTCCTTGAATTGTTCCTGAAATAATACCTTTTTCTTCCATGTTGTCGTGTTTTTGACAAAAATAGTAATTATATGCAAAAACAAAGAAGAGGTACAAGCAATTATCTAACCGCCTGTACCTCTTTGATAAACATATTTCCCAATTCAACTACATAGGGGAATTGCTGTACATTTTCCCTTTGAAGTATTTCCTTACATTAAATCCCATGTCTATGTCCTTCAGCTTTTCTACGGCTTTCCGGTAGCATGACAAAGCCATCTTTTCATTGGGAACTTTACGGGGATCATCATAGCCCATATCCATAGCAATGCTCAGACCGTGATCACTATAACATACGTTTGCTGTAACGTACAGGGCGTATGAATTATAGTAAGGCTTTTCTTCAATCACACCGTTAAGAGATTGAACCGCTTTTGTGAATACTTCATAGGTCCAGTGGAAACCTTTTGTCCCGTCCTGATTAACCGTCCGGTTGCTGATGTTTACAGCTTCTTTGTCCGAAAGATAATTCTTCCAGCATACTTCTTCAAGGTGTGACAGCCAGCTTTCTGCCAGATCCGGATGAACTTTTGCTACTTCTTTGAAAACCCACATTTCAGATTCTCCGAAAATCTTCATGTTGGCCGGATCCTTTGAGGAAACCATCTTGTGATAGAGTTCCTCATATCTCTGTATCATTTCGTCCGCTTTCATCATATCTTTTGTTTTAAGTTATCCCCACCAAACACTGGTGGGGAGTTTTTAACATATACTACTTATGCAGGATATGTAGCGGCAATGGTCAAGGGGGTTGCCATACTTACACCGTATGCCAAGTTGCAGTTGCATTTATCTTTAATGTTGTCAGGACTGATTACTGTCTGCAATGCTGTTAGTGCAATTGTAGGCACTGCATTTTCGGCTCCGATAAACGCCACTCTAAACTGTTCGTTAAACTGTTTAGGAATTGCCCTGCAAGAACCTTTAGGGGTGTAGAGAAAGCTTCCTGCTGCATTGATTGTTACTACCGTTTGAGTGCCGGTTGTTGTCTGGCTTAATACGGAAAATGTTACGCCGCCAGTGGGCATAATAGAACCCGTTGCACAGTAAGGCTGGCATACGTTTCTGACAATATCAACTAAATACTGTTGTGATGTTGCCGCAATTGTGATAGGTGCTAATGTTACCATATATCCAATTATTTTGTGTTTGGTGCAGGACTTTCAGCCGCCTGCGCTTCGGCTTTCTTTGTATCACTTGTTTTTACTACGTAGTCTGTCGTTTGGCCTACCGGAAGGTTGTAGTTAAGCAAATTCTTCAGTTCTGTCAGATCTTCTTTGTTAAAGGTCAGTTTACCTTCCATAAGTTTCAATTCGCCTGATTCAAGGGCCTTGTCAACAATCCCGTGAGCCATAGCCGGGATAGATTCATCAGGCACACTTGAAAGGTATTTACCCAGCATTGGCTGTACAATGCTATTGGTGATAGGTTCTATCATGGGTGCCAGTTCTTGAGTAAGTGACCAGCTGGGAGAAACAATACCCATCTGTCGTACTTTATTCTCAATCATCTGTAATGCTGGGAATGAGGACATTTTTGCTTGTGAAAGCTGCAACACAACCGGCTGCAACCATCTGTTCAGAACTGCCGCTAGTATCTGAGAGTTAGTATATTGCATAATGTTTGTCGTTTTATAGGTCGGAGCGTACCTAAACGCCCCGGCCATTTAAGAATTGATTTTACTGGTTGCTGCAACAAGTGTCGCACACTTTGTTCTGCGGAACAACCAACTGAGACAGAGATTGCAGCTGTGCAATTTGCTGGCCCAGACAGCTGATGTTGGCAGTAGCAGTAGCGTTGTAAGTAGCCTGCTGCAAGTTGACAGCGTTCTGTGCGTCTCTGAAGTTTTCCAGTTTTGTAGCAACCTTACCGATTTCACCCTGCAAGTAAGCAGTAGCTTCAACGATCTTCTGATCAGTGTACACCTGAGAACGCAACAGGGCATTTTCAGATTTCAAAGAATCAGCTTCGCGAGTAAGGTTCAATTCATAACGGTTTACAGCCATGTTTTCAGAACAGCCGCAGTTTCCGTTGTTCCAGCCACCGAGAAAGTTTCCACCATTAAATCCCAGGAAAGAAGCCGTACCGAGTGCTCCCAAAACCGTGTTCAGATTACCCTGTCCCTGTCCGGTGACATTGTAGTTCTTGCCGTTTACATCTAATGTCATAGTGTTGTGAATTTAATTTGCCTTCTTATTGCTTCCGGCATTGCAAACTAGGATAATTATCAGTATCTTAGCTGAGCACAAAGATATATGACATGAAACACGACGACAATGGGGTAAAAACCTCAATTTCTAAAAGAGAAATGGAAGTGATGGAAGAACTGTCACACGGACTTACAGAAAAAGAAATAGGCGAGAAATTATTTATCTCGCCCAAAACTGTAAATAACCATCTTAGTAATATACGCGAAAAGATAGGTGTTACTAAAAATGTAGAAGTAGTTGCCTACTATATTGCAAATTTGCGTGGTAAAAAGTTTGATTTAAAGCTGTTGCATGAATATGGGATAAGTATATTTATTCTTCTCTTAAATGTGTGTTCTCTGAACAGATAATTTTACCTACTCTATATGTAATTCGGAACACCAGCCATGTGATAATTGACATTATCGCAATAGACAATGATATGCTAAAATACTTAGCTAGTCCTATAATTTTATGATAGTATAAAATATTTATTACGTGAGACAACATAGAAAATATTATAGACATCTTATACCATTTACACATGTTTTTACTTCTTGATAGCACTAATTGCAACCAGAATATAGAATGACCTGATAAATTTGCGTTATAACTTGCATATAGAGGGCTATAATTCTTTGTGTAGAAACATATAACGCTAATGCAATACATTATTGAAGATATAAATGGAACATACATAATCATAAACCTTTCATACATTCCATATATCTTTTTAAAATAAAGAAGGTGTGAATATATCACACCTTTTAAACGACTTTTAAATTCTCTTTTCATTTTGGAATTCCATTAGTACCTTCACCTGGCAAAGGAACTTCGCCGTTTTCTTGTTCATCACCGGTAGGCTGCGGGGTTGCTGCAATAATTTCATCAATCAAAGCCTTTGCTTCTTCCGGCTTGTTTTCGTCAATCAGGACTTTTACCTGTTTCAATTTTTCTACCATACAAAACTAGATTATAAGTTAAACATCACGACTACAAATATATTAATTTATTTCTATGTACAGATGCAAAAAAGGGAATATTACAGATTCCAATATGACCTGTTTATTTTCCCTTGATTTTCTGTTGTTTCTTTATCGCTTTCTAAAATTTTATTATTTATTATTGGCTGTTCAACTTCTCCTTCTTCCGGTGGTGCCGGAGATCTGTTACTCTTTATGTCACCAATGACATTCGTATTGATAACAGATCCTATAATGTTTGTTTTCATGCTGTCGTGTATTCTGCTGATGTTACTTTGGAATAACTGATAACCTTGATCTTTTTCGGGATAAGAACCTGTATATCCACATCAATCACGGTTTTGTTGGCATATCGTTCTGCTTCAATAATATCAGCCCATTTCTCACCGCTGGTTTTCTGCATGATATTAAGCTGTGCCGCTTTTCCCCTTTCTATGTGAAGGTTGAAGTCTGATGATACGGATATCTCATCGGATATCCATGCAAGTCCGTTCTGTGTAAAATTGAGTTGTGCCATAATCGTTTTATTTTGTTTTCACAAATATAGTAAAAAAGCCTGCCGATTAATATAGCAGGCTTTGTTTTAGGAAATAAATACCATTTATCGCAAGCGTCTGTTAATCAAGCATGATTTTCAGGAGATCCAGTTTAGACATAGGCCACTTGTTTTCCTTTGCCAGTTGGATTGCTCCTTCATCGGAAATCTTTTCAAGAGTTACTTCTACTTCCTTTTCAAGTTCCGGTTCACAGGCTGCATCTACCTTCTTCTGGTATGGCGCAAAGAAATTATTAAGTTCTTCCTTTTCACTCTCCGGAAGTTCATTCCATTTGCGGGCCTTTTCCTGCATTTCGTCAAAGTTTTTAGGCTTGAACTTTTCCTGTGCATCCTTCAGAAGTGCATCATAGGCTTCCACATGCTTGCGCATTTCCTTCCGGTTCTTAATTATACTGACTGCATCTTTGTCGTTTACACTTGTGATCACTGCATCATCCAGCATTTTGTATGCTATAACTACGGTTTTAAGTTTCATAGAGATATAATTTTTAGTTTGCTACTTCTACATAAATTCCTACAAGTCCGGACAAGTCCTGATATACGGCCTGTTCGGTGTTTCTGGTACATTTGTACGTGATACCATTCTGGGAGTAATACTTTCCTTCAAATAACTCCATGTTGTTATTGTACGGAATAGGATCTTCTTTTGTCCCGGCATTGGTTTCGTTGATTTCTTCGTACAGTGCTGCCGTGTCAACACTAGGAGGTTGGTTTTCCAGTACATTTTCAATAGTCTGTTTCACTTTGTAAAGCCTGTCCTGATAAAGCACCTTGTAATCTTTTTCAAGTTTCTGACTGATGAAATTTTCCCAGGCTGGGTACAGGTTCTTAAACTGCAATGCCTGTTCGTCCGTAAGGTTCATGGTGTTTATCTGTGATGCAAACAGCCCTATCATCTGATTTACCTGTTCTTCAGGATAGACTACCTGACCTCTTGCAGCTTTCTTTGCCTTGAAGATACGTTCCGCATCTTCTTTGGTGATTTCAGTCCATTCATCGTTACTTTCATTCAAAGGGATATATACCTGTTTAGCCACTACCCGATCTTCATCTTTTGTTGCGGAAGATTGCGTAAGAAACTTACCATACATCGGGGATATCCACTTACCTTCTTGTTCTGTTCTTATTTCCATAATTAAAAATCTGTTTTTCTTATTGTAACTTCAAGTCTTGATAATTCTATATAACTGGAATTCCACCATATAACGACAGCTTTAGTTACACTTTCGTCTATGTCGTTTGTGGTAAAATCGAAGCTGTCTACTATCGGATAATACCTGATTTCACCGGCTGCTACCGTTAATTCTCCAGCAGGGCCAGTTTCGTACCACGGCTGCTCATACTTATAATTGACATTGCCCGACTTGTATCTGTACACTGCAATCTTACTACCAGCTCCCAGCGTACCTCCTGAAAATCCAACGGCTGTAATACCAAACGTAATGTTGTACAGGCGCAATCTCTTAATATCGGAATTGCTTTGCAGAACCTCACCACGCGGAGTAACAAAGTCGTATGGCTTGGTAGAAAATACTTTAACTTTATACAAGGTTGTTGTATCTTCCGTTGCCTTCATGTTTCTGTACCTTCCTTTTACATCTTTTGCCATAAGGTGCATACATACGGTATCTTTAGGGGACATTCCGATAAACTCCAGATCTTCCGCGCTTATCTCCAGCATTGTCTGATGTTTGGGCTGAAACTCCACCAGTTTGTAATATCCAGTTTTGCCCTGCACCCAAATTCGGAACACCAAAGTAACACCGCCTGCCACATCGTATATATCATTAAGAGTAAGTTCAGTTTCTCTCTTTTCCGGCATATATATCGGCACTCGCAAACTTTGTCCTATTACAACATATTCCGGCACTACCAATGTGATCATATCACTTGTCGCTTTTGCGTCATACCCGGCAAAGTCCCCTAACCGGTAGGGTGCATTTTGACCACCCGGAACTGGTATATAAGACCATGGAACGTCATTTGGAGAATTGTTTTCCAAATTATCAATAATGGGTATGTTTATATTACATGTTCCATTCTTTCCGATCCACCATTTATCTTTGATAGTAACCAGTTGACCGTCCCAGGAATCAACGACAAATGCTCCGGGGTTATCTCTCGTAAAGTTTACAGCGCCAATATCAGAAGGCTTATATTTTGCAAACATATTAATGTTTGCTCCGCTTTGAAATGCTGTAATAGCATTGTTGTTTACAACACCACCATTGGCATTAAGTGTATCTCTCACATCATCCCATTTCAGGTTTTCGGTTGGTAAAATATCGTAAACTGCCATAGTTATTCCTCCTTAATTTTAGTGTAACAAGTTAAATTACCTTCGACCTTAAGGTCTCCTAGTACAACAACATCACCTTTAATAGTGACATTGCCATAGATAACACCTTCATGCGGAAGGTACACTTCTTTCTCAACCACCTTTTCAATTACCTTTTCGGTTGGGATATCGAGCTTAAATACCCGAATCATCCAAAGTACGAACTTCTTCATAGCCTAGCTTTTTAAGTTGTTTTTTTAATATGACTATTTCTCTTTCAAGTTTCTTGATTTTCTTATCGGTTCTTGTTTCATAAGTTAGCAAGTGTCTGGCCGTATGAACGGCAAACGTATATGCTACTGTTGCATAGTCCATAGATAGGAAATTATCATTATCATTAACGGCCCACGGAAGTATCTTCTGTGCGTATTGTGCAGATCCTCCCAAGTTCAGTCTATTTTGATTCATGCCATGTTTATTCCATCTGTAAATAAACGAAGGTGCATTTGCAATTTCTAACAGAGATAGATTGACTTGCTGCATGATTGATTTGTATCGTATATCTGATCCATAGAATGAACTTCCTCCTTCTGTAAGAATATTACCACTAAACCACAGTACATTATCTCTACCTCTAATTTCCAACTGCGCTTTTCTAGTTCTATTAGTTTCATATTGGCAAACCTCAAATGTCATAGATCCCCAACTACCATCATTAGATCTATATGTGCCTATTCCATATCCAGTAGTCCATCCTCCAGCCATTCTGTCTTGCCATCCTAAAACATATCTGTATTTATAGCTAGGAATTACAGGCACTGCTTTACACCATAAGTTAGATCTATCTATACTAAATTCTTCATTTGCCGTAGATGTATAATTACTTTCTATACTTCTACATAAAATATCTCCATTTACATCTAGCTTAGCGGCAGGGGAAGTTGTTCCTATACCTACATTACCACCTCCATTACAACATAATAGATTATTGCCTGTATTGTGCTGCAAATATAATGCGGCAGAATAATTATTTATTTCATCAATTCGTTGATCTCTATTTCCGCCATTGTTATCGCATTCCATTCTAATATGGTTTCCTGTATAAGCATATCCCGAAATAACCCCATTTACATTTAAAGGATGATTTCCTGTTGCAGGATGGGCATAACCTATATTAACATTTTTAAACCAAGCCGTACCAGTAATACCTATCGCCCAGTTTTCAACTCCATTATGAGAAGCAATGTCTTGCGTATAAACCCAACTTGCATTATTGGAATTTCCTAGATATAAAGGACTATCATCTGAGTTTCTTATTCTTGTACAAGTAGATATTTCTCCGCTTACATTTTCGGTTCCATTAAAGCTACGTCCCCACAATGTGCGTGCTGTCTGTAACTTAGTAGCTGATGCAACATTGTCTGTAAGAAATGCAACTGTTGACCACGATTGCCATGTTTCTGTAGATACGTCTGACCTGCTTCTATAATATATTCTGTTTGTATTCTTCCAAGCTAAAAGTAATTCACCGCATCCTCCACCTCTAACACTTAATAAGTTACCAAACGATACTGGATAACCATTATTATACACTTGGTACAATCTAACTCCTGCAGCTGGCATTGTAGTTCCGGATATTGCAGTTTTATTACCTTGAGAAGTAAGACCTATAACATTTGCATTTAGAGTTACATTTGCAGATCCGTCTAAACTTACAGATCCGGATAAATACGAACCTAACGTTATAGTTCTAGCTGTTGCCCATTTACTTGCCGTAGCTGCATTTCCTGTAATTCCTATACCCCATGTACCACTAGCACCACTACCCGTTTTAGTCGGAGCGTCTGTAATTCCGTACCCGGCCAAAGTAGTTGGTTTGCCGGAAGTAATATTGCTCCAAGAATGGTTATGACTGCTAGCAGCAGCACCAACGCTAGATGCTGTTATATTTATACTTTTAGCAGCAGTAGCATTGTAGGTAAATTGGTTAGTTCCCTCTGTTGTTCCTCCGTTCAGCTTTACCACTAGATTTTGCTTGCTAGTAACCTCTGAAATAGTCGGCCAACGAGTAACATATGCCGAAGGTGCGGATTTCAAAAGCGCATCCCATCCGCTGTTAAGATCCGAAATAGTAGCAATACTAACAGCTGTAAGCCATGCAGGTTTTTGCGCTGCTAGTACAGAATCCCAGCTAGAATGCAGGTCAGTAATATTTGCAATATTTGTAGCAAATACCGAAGGCTTTCCGGAAATATTGCCCCATGCAACGCTACCAGCTTCTCCACCTCCTACTGCGACAAGTTTTCCGTTTTCCTTCTTTATAGTAGTACCATCTACTACCACTCCATCCATGACTGTAGACGCGGAAACCGGATCTATTGCATAGGTAGTAATACCCCCTGTTACGGCTAGATTTCCCTCTAGGGTAATTACTCCGTCTGCGGTTTTATGAAGGCGAATACCGTTGATGTAGACGCTATCGGTAGCCCTAACATTGGCAGAAGATAATATGTCACCCATCACGTGCAGCTTGGTCGATGGGCTATCTACCCCAATACCAACATTCCCAGATTTTCCAGTTATGACAACTTTTGTAGTTAGTGTAGGTGTAGTTCCAGCACCTCCGACAGCACTTTGGATAAGTAATTTATTATTATCATCTGTATTAGCAAAATTGGGTATAATTTTAAATTGATCTCCAAAATTAGTTTCTTTCCAATAGATTCCGTTACTTCCTAATGATATCTGCCCACTAACGTTACTTGACCCATCAAAGTTGTTTCCCCACAAAGAACGAGCAGTCTGTAACTTAGTAGCTGATCCAGCATTACCTGTAACATTGATTCCCCATGTTCCACTGGCTCCGCTTCCGGTCTTTGTTGGGTACTTGTTATCAGATTCTGTCTTTGTATAAGCATCTGTGATACCATATCCGGACAGGGTTGAAGGCTTTCCGCTAGTTATATCAGACCATGCATGTTTATGTCCACTAAGGCTAAACGTACTTCCCTTGGTCAGAGTAAGAGTGTGACCGCTAATAGATGCGGCAGTTACGGCATTACCTGTTCCGGTAACACTGACAGCATTAATTCCATCTGTTATACCATAGCCAGCTAATGTTGTAGCTTTAACAGCATAGTTTTTTCCTGACACCCAACTTTCGGTTGCGTACCCTGTCAAAGCAGTAGTAAGGTGCGACTTATTGATCTGTTCCGTGGTAGATCCGGCCAATGCAGTCCACATGGCAGACTTGTCAAAAGATGATCCGCTACCCTCTCTTGCTTTCAAAACTCTTGATCCGTCAACTTCTTGCCAGTATATTGTATCGTTGTCAATCGGGAGACCATCGTAAATTGTATCAAAACTTTGCCCATTGCTAGCGTACATAGTCAAAGCCCCGGTTAATGCCAGATTCCCTTCCAGCATTAACGCACCATCCTCCAGCTTCCTCAGCTTAATTCCGGCAATAGTAACCCAGTCCGATACTGCCAGCGAAGGTGCTGTAATAGCTCCGGATGCCTTGATAGCGGCTGTATTCAATACAGAGGAAAAAGTCTTTTCCCCTGTGATCGTTTGCTTGGTTGCCAACGTAACAAACGTGCTATCTACATATTTTTTGTCGGCCTTTGTTCCTAGGATCTCTGCTAGATTATCCGTTTCTGCCATTCCGGACAAAAACGCTTCCAGTTCCTTCCACTTGTTTATGATGTTATCCGTATCAGAACCTTCTAAGAAGTCATTCAGCTTATTAGACACAGCATTTAAAGCCTCAGTAGTTGCATAGTTCTTGCTAGCCACCCAACTTTCGGTAGCGTATCCTTTTCCTGTTACCCAGCTTTCAGTAGCATATCCATCCAAAGCCGTGGTTAGATGCGACTTGTTGATCTGGTTGTCCGAAGATCCGGAAAGTGCAGACCACATGGCATTTTCATCGAAGGAACTTCCTGCACCAGCATTTTTTATGCGAAGTACATTGTCAGATCCTTTTGTGATAGTTTCTTCATCAACAGTTACGCCGTCCATAATGGTAGATACGGATCTACCAGCCGAAGCATAGAAAGTCATTGCTCCGGTAACAGCTACATCTGCATCAATGTAGACAACACCGTTTTCTTCGTAGATCTTTTTCTTTGATTCTCCGACTGAAAGACCGGCAGTGAAATGCTTTAATGCTGTTATCTCCTGCTCGGTATCAATAGTTACAAATTTTGCCGCTACTTCTTCTTTGGTATAAAATGGTTTTTCTCCTTGAATTTCATACCAATTATAGGTCGGTTTGGTATCTTCGATCCATGTAGGTTTGCCAGATATATTCCCCCACTGTACAGATCCAGCTTCGCCACCTGATCCTTTTGCCTTTAAAACTCTGGATCCTTCAACTGTTTCCCAATAGATAGTATCGTTATCAATAGGTAAACCGTCATATATACTACTAACACTTTGACCATCTGTTGCATACATGGTCAAAGCACCGGTGATAGCTACATTTGAATCAATGTATAAAACACCGTCTTTTTCATAAATTTTCTTTTTGGCTGATCCGATTGATAGACCGGCAGTAAAGTGCTTTAATGCCGTTATCTCCTGTTCGGTGTTGATAGTTACAAACTCATTACTGAACTGAGAAAACGCGCTTCTTAAATGTGAATAATCAATCTGTTGATCTCCTGGGGTTCCTAAAACATTCCAAAGCTTTGTTTCATCTAAACCGGTACTACCACCGCCGGATCCTTTTGCCTTTAATACTCTGGATCCTTCAACTTCTTCCCAGTATATCGTATCGTTATCTATCGGAAGGCCGTCATAGATAGTTCCTAGCTTCTGTTCACCCAGACCGTAAGTAGTGAGACCTCCTTCGGTAAGAACATTGTACTTTGTCGAAATATATTCATTACCCTGAGAATCTTGTTTCAATTCCCAGAATCCGGAAGTGACAGAGTTTATTTCCTTCAGGATTGTGTCGTGAAGGTTTTCTATTTCTTTGAGAACACGTAATGAAGAGAATACATTTTTATCAGTAGGTTCAGTATTATCACCGACCTTTATAAGATAAAGTTCCAGTGAATCACTGAATATGTTTGACTTTATCTTTATTACTAACTTATTACCTTCGCGGACCTCAAATGCAAGTTCGCTGTTCTCTTCATCAATGTGATATGGCATTGCTAATATAGTTTATAGCTATTGTCTGCATTTCCTTTGCCGTTGACGGATTTTCAAAAATTGAATATACCAGACTGGCCGTCATGTAACACAAAGCATAAAATGCAGGATCGTTTGATTTTAGATTTATCCCGGAAGAAGGATCGTATGCCGCTTCATACACAAATACGGATATAGTATGGCTTTCGCTGTCTCCCAGACTATAATACTCCAAAGTTTTCTTCCCTTCGGGAGAATATGACAATACACACACCGGTTTACTTTTGGTTCCTCTTGTGAATTCGTTTCCTTGCTCTTTAGCCTGTTCGCTGTCTAAAGAATAAGCAATAGAAACAGACCTTTTCCATCCGTTCATTTTGAAGGCTACAAGCTTCACAAAGTCGTCTGGAAGGACAACATATCCTGTACCGTCTCCGTTAGTAGTAGGGCTTACTGATCCTTTCTTTGGGTTTATGACAAGGTTCGGAGAATTAAGTATTACAAGGGATAGGGCGTCACCTATACACTCTTCAATGTAATGGTCTATTTTTATTGTATCTTCGTCAAGAAGGGAAGCATTGGTCTCTTCCCCGATCTCGTTCATTATAGCCTTAACCTTTGCTACTATTTCATCCTTTGTTATCATAATTATTTCCAGTTAGGGAATGATACTCCCAGTTCTTTTGCTTTTGATTTGATACTTTCTTTGTCCTGTAACTCAATAATCGGAACATTGAATTCACGGATAAGAACTTCTTTAGCTGTCTGTGCGTTTTTTACATCTTGATACACCGTTTCACTTCCGTCCTGCGGTGTCTCCGGTGCAGTGGTTTCAGATTTGGAAGGCTGAGAAGATGTTTCCGTTTCAACTTCTCCGATCTTATATTTTTTTACAAGTTTGATCCTTCCTTTTAAATACATTTCGTGGTTTTCAATGGCAGTCTGTACAACTGGATCTGATGTTGTAAAGCTGGCTGGTACTACCCCCTGCGCATTGATTATGCCATCCTGAAAGTTGATTCTTAACTTGGCTTTGTTTACGGGTATAAGAACACTCATTTCAACTTTACCGTAAATGCCATATTTCTTTTTATATAAATCTATTTTAGCCATAATACAAGGTAAGGGCGGTTTTACCCGCCCCGCTTTTTAAGTTATACATTAAAAGGATTCGTTCTTTGTGTAGATCTCACCTTCGTACTTTTCCCATGCAGAACCGTTCCACTTCCAGAATTCACCGGCTTTACTTCCGGAGATACCAGTACATGCCTGTTTCAGATAGAAAATCTGACCTGTCTTTGGATCAGCAGGCGCGTCTGTTCCGTTGTCGTGAACTGAAACAACTGTTGCACCCGGCAGACTTCCCTTGTAGTCACCTTCTACCCAGATATGTGAGAAGCCTTTCAACGCCAGAGCATTGATAGAGATCACGGCCTGTCTCTTTGCTTCTTCGCCTTCGATATCTTCGGTAGACTTTTCTTCGTTCTTGTACCAGTATCTTACCAGACCTTGCATGTCTAAGATTGCTCCAGAGTTTGCATATCCGATAACATCAAGAGTAGGTTCGTGTTTCAGGTAGAAATCACCGAATACCGTGTGAAGTTTGGTACAAGAGAATCCCCATGTGGTAGCGGAAGTCATGGTGATATCCTTATGCTTGGTGAAGTCAATGTTCTGGATAGATTCAAGCTGGTCACGGCCCATCAGCCAGAAAGCTTCTTTTGAACAGTCGGATCCGGTAAATTTCAGTTTGGCCAGTGCAATGATTTCTTCAAACGTCCAGTTGCCGTCGTGCTGCCATTCGCGCTTGATCTGCCATCTGACACCTTCTGTAAAATAAACATCCTGAACTCCCATTTCACCGCGGTCTACTTTCACTTTACCTTTCTGGCCGATCCACAGCGTTCTGTTGTTCTTACGTCTGTACTGTTTAACAGCGGCTTCTGCAATAGTAGCCTGCTGGAACGGGATTCTCTTTTTCTGATGGTCGAAGTAATCAGAAACAATCTGGTTCATAATGCTCTTTTGCAGATAAACTCTGTTGGGAGTAGGAACAACAATGTCCGGAGCAACATTTTTCTGGGTTTCAGCACATGCGTTGCTGAGAATTACCAGCTTAGTTCCTGCTTCAATAGTAGGAACATTACAGTACATATCTGTTGCTTCACTCTTTGGACCGTTGATTGCGCGTACAATCGGGCTTCCATTTTTTGAACTGTCTTTACCTACGATAAACAGCATAAGGTCTACGCCTTCCAGTTCATTCTGTCCGGTGGGATCATAGCCGTTTACTCCCTTTGCAAGAATAGTTCCATATTCTTGGAACAAGCCTGCATCTTTGGAAGCTACTTCAATGGTTGCCGTTTCGCTTTCGGCTGCGGTGTATTTTTTTGAAACTTCAACAACGGCTTTCTGTTCGTCAATGATGTAGTGGTCTACCTCAAAGCTTTTAACTTTTACCTGACGTTTTGCTTTTCGCATGATACCGTCAAGTACGGTTTCATCGGTCCCGATTTCAAAAATCTGCTCGTCAATCTCAGGTTGGATAAGTCCGTCACCTCCGACACCGCCGGTTGCCTGTTCAACTCCTGAAACAGTTGTTGCCTGTCCGGGAATTTGTGTTTCAGCACCGGTATGTCCGGGCTGTGCCTGTGCGCCGCCTTCTGTTACTGCAACGGTAGCCCCTTCTGCTGCAAGCATAAATGGAGATCCTATCAAAACCGACAGAACTGTCAGGCAGACAGACAAAACGCCCCATTTTTCTTTTTTGATAAATTTGATCAGTTTTTCCATAATTTTGCGTGTTATTTTGTGTTTGTGTTGTGGCTGTTATGCGTATTTTGCAATGTCAAGAATTGTTTCTTGTTTCTGCTTCGGTTTCTTGGTCTGCTTGGTATTTGTACCTAGTCCGGTCGGCAGCCCGTCTCCAATCTTGTCATTTCTCATTTTGTTTACGTTTTCGTTCCTTCCTTTGACTTCTCCGGCCTTCAGTGCATCACTTACGTCTGTGTCGTAATTGAAAGCCTTATCCATCATTTCAAGAAGTTCGGGAGTGTATCTTCCGGAAAGAATGGGTGATGCAACCCAATCCCACACCTTATCCAGGAATTCATCAACATCATAGCCTTTCTTTTTGCAGAATTGCTCAATTACAGGAGCGGATGTGTCCATGTTGCTTTTGTATTCTCTTTCCCTTGCAGCACGTTCTTCAGCTTCTTTCTTACGTTCTTCTTCTGCTGCTGCGATATCATCATATTCCGGCGTTCCTTCTTCTGCTGAAAGGAAATCTCTTCCGTAATATCTTACCAGCGCATTACCGCTGCTTCTCTTGCCGCTTACAATATCAGAAAGAACTTGCGCTAAACGGGGATCCTGATTGATAGCATCCGAAAGAATCTTCTTCTGTTCATCACTCTTGGTGTAGTAGTCGATCAACATTCCGTATGCTCCTTCTTCATCATCAGGGTTATATCCCTGCATCCTTTCCATCATCATTGAGTTAAACCGTTCTTTGTTGGTCGGTTTTCTCTCTGTTTCACTGGCTGCGGTTTCCTGTTCCGCTGCTGTTTTAGCCATTTCTTCTTTATCCATTTTTGCAGTCATTTAGTATATATGCAAAGTAAGACTTTAAAGCAATATTAAAGTTGATGATTTGGGTAGTATAATTGACGATTTGGGTAATAAGGCTATTTGTTTGTTTTTTATTATTATCTTTGTGGAAAGCTGCGTTTTATGAAAGAGAATTACATTTCAGAACTTCGACGACAGCATATAACAGACGCGTTCTTTGAAGCAATAAAGTCTATGAGAAAATTTTCCGTAACACAGGACGATATCATACGTTCGGTTATGATAAAGGGTGCTCCCAGATTTTATGTCAGTTACGAGAACGCCAGACGTTATGTCTCGAAGATTGAGAGAGGAAAGCCGCTGGGGCTTAAAAATAAGAACACTATCCTTATGTATCAGGAGTTGCACAGAAGATACAAAGCCTATAAGGATAAGACAGGATTGGTCGGTTATTCGATCCTGACAAAGATTTTACAGGAAAAAGCACCTTCCTACTACATTGATCTGAAAACATTCCGGGAAATCATTTACAGCTACTACAAAGAAAGGAAGAAATGCCAGTCATAGTTGTTCTATTTATTATTTGGCTGCTTTCTTTTTTCTATCCGATCGAAATGCTGGCCGTTACAAACCACTCTTCTTGGTGGACGCTATTCACATATAATCTGGTACATACTTACTTTCTTCATCTTGCGGTTAATTGCTTTGTGTTCTGGACTTATTACCGCGTTCTTCATAAATCTGATCTTAAATTTTTGCTTCCGGCCTGTGTTATAATACCGGCCATATCCGGATATCTATCGGCTAAAGATGTTCCAACTTGCGGATTTTCCGCTGTTATTTCCGTGATAATGGGATATTATCTTTCTGGCATAAACAAGAAGCTTTTTCTGAAATCCATTTCACTTATTATTTTTTCTTATGTTTTTACCGGCTTGTTTGCGCACGGGGTAAACACACTCATCCATGTGTACAGCTTTTCATCCTCGTATCTGGCTAGCCTAGTTTACAGGAGGATATTATGCAGGCGCAGGAAATAATAAAGAAAAACCTTGAAAGGCTCAAAGTAATTGAATCGCCTTACAATCCTCTTACCGGTGAAGGATCTTTTTCTATTGAGAGAGTAAAGGTAGCATGTGAAGATTTTCCTTTGAAGGGAATGTGGCTTCCGGTGGAATTTGCCAATACCGGCTTCTGTCAGGTTCTCATGTCTCTTGGAATACGTCTGTACATTGAAAGAATAATGCAGCAGGCGTATACAGAATACATGGCTAATCTTCTGTATGTTGAATTTTGTCGGCAGAGATTTCTGTATGATTTTGAATTCTGGGCATACAGTACCGCTCTTATTTCTCCAAAGGGGGGTGGAGAGGATATACACTTCCTTCTTAACAGGGCACAGAGGACCTATCTTTGTACTCTGGAAAAGCTTAGAAAGAATAATGAACCTATCAACATAATACTTTTGAAAGCCCGGCAATGGGGCGGATCTACTCTTACTCAGATATACATGCTTTGGATCCAGATCATTCATAGGAAGAACTGGAACAGTGTTATATGCGGTGATGTAGAATCCCAGTCAAACATTGTTTCGGGTATGCTTTCCAAAGTAATAGAACATTATCCCACATGGGCTACAAATGGTATTTCTTTGAAAACTACTCCGTTTGAAGGATCATCTAAAACAAGACAGATACAGTATTGTCAGTGTCTTTACTCAATCGGATCGGCCCAGAAACCGGATAGCCTTCGTTCTCAAAATATATCTATGGCCCACCTGACAGAGGTGGGTTTGTGGAAGGAAACGAAAGGTAAAAAGCCTGAAGATCTTGTACAGTCTATTTTTGGATCAATCAATGACGGCCCTTACACAGTCAAGGTTCTTGAATCTACCGCCAAAGGTGTAGGAAACTATTTTCACAGAACATGGCTGAAAGCTGTAAAGGGAGAAAACGACTTTACACCCGTATTTATCCCGTGGTTCCTGATTGATATGTACTCTACTTACATAGGATATCAGAACTATCTGGATTTCATAGAATCAATGGATGAATACGAACACTACCTTTTTGAGTTGGGTGCTACTCTTGAAGCTATTGCCTGGTATCGGAAAAAGAAAAAAGGAATGGTTGAGGAATGGCGTATGTGTTCTGAATATCCTTCTGATCCGAAAGAAGCATTTCAGTCAACCGGCCGCCCGTTCTTCCCCAGACAATATGTTGAACAGTGTCGTAAATCCTGTATGGATCCGGCTTTCTATGGAGAATTTGTCGGTGACGCAACTAAAGGAGAAAAAGCATTTGAAAATATACGGTTTGTTGAAGTCGAAAAACCGAAACAGAGAGAAAATGCGCTGCATGTATGGATGCTTCCAGACAAATCAAAAGGGCTTTACAGATACAGATATATTGTTTCTGTTGATATTGGTGGTACTGGAGATCAGGCAGACTACTCTTCGATTAAAGTATTTGACCGGCTTCCCATGATTGAAGGCGGTATTCCGGAAGTAGTTGCCGAATGGCATGGTCATATCGAACACGACCTTTTGATATGGAAAGCTGCCCAGATAGCTAAAGCTTATGACACGGCTTTACTTGTCATTGAATCCAATACATTAGAGACAGAAGGAACAGAAGGAGACAATTTTGAATATGTGCTTGATGAAATTGTTGATTTCTATCCCGACCTGTATAGCCGCACAAGTCCGGAACAGATCAAACAGGGAGCACCGGTTAAATATGGTTTCCACACCAACCCTTCAACCAAGCCAATGGTTACCGGGTTCCTGAAGGCTGCCATGCGTGATTGCCTGTACATAGAACGAAGCTTAGAAACAACGTTTGAATACGACCAGTTTGAAATCAAAGAGGATGGCAAAAAGACTGGTGCTGTTGAGGGTTGCCATGACGACCGTGTAATGTCTACCGCAATAGGCGTATATGTTTGCTATAAGACAGAGAAACCATACAGGATTGCACAAAAAAATACGGGCCTTCAAAAGAGAAAAACCCGTATTGTTTCCGAAGCTTCCGTTTAAGCTGCTTGTTGTATTATTCCGTCTTGTGGAGAAGCATTTGCATCGTTCATCATCTTCTCCATAAGTGCCGGATTTTGACTTGCTATCTGTTGCATCAGTGCCGGATCCATCTGTGTCATGTTCTGGTTTTCTGCCATTTCCTGCTCTGCACGTTTGATACTTTCCAATATCTTTGATGCAAAAGGCAGACTGGAGTTTTCCAGCAAGGTCTTTACGTTGATAGCCTGCATTTCAAACAGCTTCATCAGGAATTCGTTTTCAAGCATTTGGAATGTAGGTGTATTTGTTCCTTCTGTAAGTTCAAGATCAAGCTGCGCACCCTGAACCTTCTCCGGATCGTAATATTTAGATTCTTCAGAATAATCTTTTCCTCCCAATTCTATATATCTGGGCGAATCATAATATTGCTGAATGGTCTGCATCAGCTTGAGATCTCTCCTTTTCCGGAAGGCTTTAAACGAATCGAACAAACCTTTCAGGTTCATAGATGCGTTTTCTGTCTGTTGTGCATAAAGAGAAGCGGCAGTTCCGGATGAAGGATCCTTTCCCTGCATAGCTGAGTTTACACCGGCAATATCATTGATCAGTTTTAACTGAAGGCTTAACAGTTCATAGTCCCCCTGAATGGCTCCGGATCCGTTAAGCTGTGTAATGACTGAACGAATGTCTTTACCCGGTTTCAGTCGGCAGAAAAGAACTCCGTTATATCTTACGTATTCATCAATGATTTCTTCCCGGCTCATGCTGTCGAATGCATCTTCATCCACAACTACCAGACCTTTTGCTGAAGAAGAACGTATAAAGTCTATCAGCGTCATGGTACGGTTGATACTTCTCTGCTGGTCGATAAAGTCCTCTATGAAATTGAATATCTTTCCGTGTATGATAGGATAAGCATGAAATACATAGTTGTGCTGGCCGTGCCAGTATGGGCTTCTTCCTTCCTGCAAAACATCACCCCACGGGGAAAGATATCTGTAATACCAGTATCTTTCTACTTTGAATTCGTATTCTATCAAAAGAATATCTTCCTCTTCTACTCCAGCTTCAAGTGCTTCGGATATTCTTTTCTGGTTTATGTATTCCAGCTTATTTACTTCGTTCAATCCGACAAAGCCCCAGCTTCCATCAAGCGTGTCGTGGTAGAAATATGCGTCCCTGCTCTCCAGCTTCCAGCCTAGGATAACCCGGCAAAGATCTACTTCTGCAGGTGTGTAAAAATCGGCATTTTTCTGGTTGTAACCCTGTACACCGTCAACGAATGATCTTCTTGGGTGATCATTGGTTCCATATATGCTTTCCAGCCATTCACGATCCTTTTTACTCTTTGCAAAGGCCGCGACTACCTGTTCAAAGTCCATATCAAAGATTTCACCGATGCAGGTTATATCCCATCCTCGCTGATCTTCTATGTTTGTATTGAAAAATAGCCGTGAGGGATCAACATTGTAAACCCATGCATCATTCATGTGCTTGTACTCGTTGTACCCGAACTCTATTCTTTGTGCAATGTAGCCGCCACATTCCAGAACCATAAGGCTGGCTGCGTCCAGTTCTGTGATCTCGTTAAGTGACTGAGCATATTCCATTGCAATACTCATCATTTCACCGATCTTTGCTTCATCCCGATCTCTTACCGAGCATATAGGTTTTGTTACGTTTCTTCTGAACTGGCCTTCTATGTTCTTAACAATCGGTGCTATCATGTTGTTTTTCAAAGGAACCTTACCATTTTTCTTGATAAGTTCTCCTTCAGTCATCATCTTGCCGGTGTCCGGATCCTTTATATAGTCTCCCCATTGATCTTCTTTCGCATACATCAGGGATCTTTCCATTTTCTTACGGGCAGTGTAAAGGCTGCTCCAGTATGAAGCAAACTCTTCAAGTTCCTCATACGCCGTTCCTCTTGTGCGGTAAACGGTTTCTTTTGTCCTGTCGTCCCGCTTCGGCTTTACAGATCTGTTTAAGAATTTATTCATGTTTGTGTGATTTTTTACAAAACTAGCTTATTTTCAAATACTAAAGTTGAAATATTGGGAAAAGCGGTACGTCATTATGGCGCACCGCTTTTTTCTTATTTCACTTCTTCAAGAAGTTCTCGTCTGGTTTCTATAATCATATCCTCTATTTCTTTTCGATCTTCTCCTTGAGATTCTTTTGCCATATCGTTTAGTTTTTTCAACTTCTTCTGATATGGTTTGTATTTCTGGTATTTATCATACAGATCAGAATTCAGCATTTCTTTATACTCATCTTTGTTTCCGCTTTTCTTTACACCATTAAGTTCATACTTAAACTGGTCCATTTCATCACGGAGATTAAAGTATTCTGTATTGATTCCAGAAAAAGCATTTCTTTCATCAACAGTATTAAGGAACCTGTTTACAATAGGAACATTTCTCATCACCAGATCTTCATCTTTCTGCTGTTCGATTAATGACTTTCCACCATAATATATCGTTTTCCCAGCCTGATTGAATGTTTTGGCCATACCGCCAAAATAAGATTCAAGAAGGTGTTCTACTTTGGCAGGATTGAAATCTATAAATCCTTTTCGGAATTCAGATCCCGGACCACTACCGTTGCTGATATCATTCAGGAATTTGGAAGTATCAACAAGCCATCCTGACGTACCTTTATAAACTCTCTTCCACTCCGGATCACGTTCGTTAAATGGAGATATCTTTGCTACCGGTTTCCCGGTGAAGTCCTGATTCCAGACATAAGCCTCAAATATTGGAGACATAATATCAGGCATAAACGTCTTTAAGCCTTCATTCCCTGTTGGATTTAAAGGCAAAAGATCTGCAAGCTGTCCTACTGTTCCTTTTGCGATATTGGTCGCGGAAGGCTTTTCTTTGCCGGTTGTAATCTGATAAGCATAATCACCCAGCCCGTAGAAAGCCCTTAATTCAATGGGAAGAGGAATAGTCAAAAACGTATCATTACCTGTATATATACAGAGATTGTTTCTTCTTACCCATTCCGGCAGATCATTGTACGGATCATCGTCTCCACCGCCAAAGATACTGTACAATACATTGTTTATCATTGGCATTAAAAATCCTGCTGACATAAATCCGCCTAAAGCTGAATAGAACTTAACCGGTTGTTTGTCATACAGTCTTTTAAAATTGGTTAGAGACTGAACAGAAGCATTAAAGAAAAGATACAGGTTTCTGAATATACCCGAAGTCATTCCAAAAAATCCGCCGGTTTTATATCCGGCCCCTTTCTTGTTAAAGTTTACAGTTACTTCTTTCGCATCATTCACAGATTCCGTAATACTTCTACCCATTTGTCTGGAAGTCATGTACGTGGTAAATCGTGAAATATCTTCTGCCCATCTGTTGAAATCCTCAAGTCTGTCTATTGCAAAATCCATAGCCATCTTTGCGGATCCCATCTCACCGTTTATTTTTGGAAGTTCCTTCCTTACTTTTTTCTTGTACTTTTCAACATCATTCAGGTGCATGTATCCGGTTTCACCGCCATTCTCGATAAACTCCTGAAAATATCTGTCAGCTTCGGTGTTATTTGGCTTGCCATTCAGGTTTCTCAATACAACAGGCATGGCTTTCAGTATGTTCTTTCTGAACCTACTTGAATACTTCCCATCTTCTTTTATGCTTACAGCAACATTGGAAAATATCAGGTCTCTTACAAGGTTGCTTAACACAAAAGCCGGGTTTCTGGTAGTGAAGTTAGCCGCCAACCATCTGTTTGCAGTTGCAATGGATCTGAATATCGGGTTCTGTTCTACATTCGGGTTAGTCAATCCATTGATTGCCTGCGCTGCTCTTGGATTTCCATTAATGTATATAATATAATCTTTCCCGCCATTCTTTACCTGAACAACATGCTGGGAGATGTTGTTTTTATTGATCCTATAATTTATATTAAGACCATTTGACTTTTGTGTTGCACGCCCCTCATTTTTTAATTGCTTCATCTGCTCTTCGTGATTTTTGATCTTTTCAGCAATAGTTTCAGCGTTGTCGCTTTCTTGAATGTATGGCATAGATATATTCCATTCATCTTTTACCGGATCATATACATACCAAGCCTTTTTCAATGTAGCTATATCAGTAGGATGATTTATAACCATACTCATAAAACTTTGCTTCATCATGTTTCTGTTGCCTTGCATGATAGCACTTTCGGCCATATTTCCAATTGTGGCAAATATTTCATCAGGAATACTCTTTCTTCCCTTTGCGGATTTCAGTACAGAACTTACAGGATTTCTTTCTGAATCAATATATTCATAAACATCTTCTGCTGTCTGTTCATCCCATCCGCGCAAGGGTACATAATACATGTACATGTTATTTATTCCAATCAGCAGTTGAACTGCTGTATTTTTATAAGTTTAACCGAGGTCATTTAGACCTCAAAAAAGTTGTAAATAGTTGAAAATTAAGGGATAAAATACTTGCAAAAGTCCTTGAAAATCAGTAACTTAAAGTAAAAAACACCCCTATTTTTTGCTTGTTATGATTCCCAAGGACAAAGCTCTAAGACTTATAAGAACCTATATGTATATCTGCAATATGTACGAACAAAGTCTCAAATACCATTGCCAAAGATACAGCAATAATTCGAAACCGTTGTTCTCCGACGAGGAAATTCTCACGATTTATTTCTTTGTCGGTCATGAGCAGAAGTACACCCTCATCAAGGATATTCACAACTTCGCTAAAGAGTACCTACGCGACTGGTTCCCGAACCTGGTGTCCTATCAGACATTCAATTACCGTCTAAATAGGATGGCCGGTGCTGTTACGGAACTGTCCTCACAGTTGTTAAGCATGTTCAAGCCTTCTGACTGTCAGGAAGATACCGTCATTGTTGACTCGATGCCGATAATCACATGCTGCGGAAGGAACCGTACAGGTAAGGTCGCCAGGGATATTGCCGACAAGGGATACTGTTCCACCAAGAACCTGTACTATCATGGAATAAAGCTTCACATGGTAGGCTATCGAAGGAAAGGACATCTCCCGCATCCATGCCAGATCGCACTGTCGCCAGCATCCGAGAATGACCTGAAGGTCTTCCAGAGCGAATGCATGCCGAATCTTTTTAACAAGAAGATCTTCGCTGACAAGATATACCGAAGCTGTGACTACTGGGAGCTGGAGAGACGCGATAAGGACAATGAGTTCTACGCTCCCGTCAAGTCCATCAAAGGGGCTTCCGAGGAAGAAAAGCAGAGAAGCAAGGCTGCAAATGACCTTTATTCTCAAGCCGTTTCTGCTGTTAGGGAACCCATTGAGGCACTCTTCAGTTGGCTGAACGAAAAAACAAATATTCAAAGAGCTTCAAAGTGCCGCTCTACTTGCGGACTGCTAATTCATACGATGGGAAAGGTTGCCATCGCATTTTTATACCTTATTTTCAACTACTGATTCAAATTATTTACATTAGAGTATTGTTCCTTTCCCATCATTCCGCTATCATAAGCCTTACGCAATGTGGTTTTGGTTGCATCGTTGATCTTATTCCACAACTCTTTTACATCATATGTCTGTTCAAAGTCCTTGACGTAATTAAGCGCATCTTCTTGGAAGTTATCATGTTCTTCTCCGTCCATACTGTTAAGAATGGCCTGTGTAGCTGAATAGTCATTTACACCTCCAATATAATCACTCAGTTCTTTCAGGTATTCATATCCTGAATATAACTTCCTCAGTCTTTCCTTTTCATCTTTAAAATCCTGAATTAATTGATCCGCATTGCCCTTTTTGTTTTTGATAACTTCATCAAGCCGTTCCCGGAATGTAAGTTCTACGTTTCTTTCAATTCCGTGGGCCAACATCATATACCGTTCAATACCCTTTTGAGTAAGGCCGTACTTCTTCATCATCTTACCGGCTTCCTGAAGCATTGGCTGATAATGTTTCTTATAATACACTTCTGCTTCGGAAGTGTTTTTTGAACTTAACTGGTTTTCTGCCATGTATGCGTTCTCAAATGACTTTATAGGTTTACCGGAAACTTTAGCAATTACTTCCTGAAGGTTTTTCAAAGCAAGCATACTGTCTTGATATGCTTCCTGTGCCTTATATTTCCATCCTTTCAAAGATTGCTCATACATACCTATACTTCCGTCTGTATCTTCCCTAAAGTAGTTACCTACTCCCATCTGGTACTGCATGGCAACATCTTTGGCCAGATCAAGCGGTTTGTTTTTGTCTAGGTTCTGGCGGCTTCTCCAAAGGATATATTGAAGTTCATTATCACTTATTTTTATGTTAATGCCCATACGTCTCATAAGTGAATTGAATGCCTGTTTTATCCTTTGCCATACAGAAACGTCTACTCCGTTTTCAGCCATTCTTGCCATGTATTCCTCTGTGGCTATACGTGAATTATATCCATATCTGGGAAGAGTATCAATAATTTTCTTCCTTACTTCATCGGTAACATTGGCAAAAACATCATCAAGAAAATCATCCATACGATCTTCTCCTACAAGCTGTCTCAATCCGTAATGTGCAACACCTTCGTGAAGGATAGTCTGGTTCACATCTTCCATGCTGGTAGCGTTAGGAAGATATACATACACTTTGTTGTCTGACAAAGAATACCATCCCTTTACTTTCCTTCCTTTTTCAATGGCAGATCTTACTGAGTTATCCTTTATCTGGTCAACAGAAGTTATAACCTCTACCGGAACATTCAACTTTTTAGATGTTTCTTCTACATCTTCCGATTTTATGTTGTTTAAGTCCTGATTTTCTTCCGAAACCCTAAAACGCACATCTTCGCTATTCTCCAGTTTTGCCTTCTTTGATACGGTTACTCCCATCTTACTTAACCGGTCAAGAACTTTAGACAGGTTATCGGAAGAAATATCCGCAACCATGTAATTACCCCTAGTTGTAAACTCTTTGTTGTCAGCAAGTGAACGTAACTTGTTGTCCTCAAAGAATTCTCCACCTTGTTTTTTGGATTTAGGAACCTTTAAAGCATATCCGGATCTCCAGCCGGTGTTTTTCTCCACAATGACACGTTTATCTTCACTGATAACAGTTTCACCCTGCTGTATCTGGATAAGTCTGCTGCTGATAGGAGCACTTGTTGTAAGATTTTCCGGCTTGAAGCTATCAGACATCAGAATACCCTGTTTCGTATCACCTTCAATAGTAGAATATGAAACCAGATATCCTTTTACGTTTTCTGATTTTTTTGTATCAACTAGGGCCTGCAGAAGGTTACCTGTAACAATATAGGCCTTCTTTCTTGTCTGGGTAGGCACATAAGAATCCCAGGTATCAACATTAAGATCCTTCAGGTAAGTCGGCTGCATCATTGTGTTCATACGGATCGAATTGAAAGCTTTTTCCTGATTTAACGGTATTTCTACTTTCCTTCTTCCGTCAAGAGTGGCAAAAATGGCAGTAGAAGAACTCGGTGAATAGTCCTTACTGAACTTGTACCCCAAAAACATACCACGACTTGGCATAATTGTTACCAGTGTTTCGTCAAGATTGAATGGTATTACAAGAGGTTTCATAGGAGTAAACGAATTGATCTGCTTGCGAATGTTTTCCCTTCGGGCTTCAATTACGTTCTTCTGTTTTATGAAGCTTTCTTTCGATTTCTTCATAATATCCTCTACAACTACCTCGGACATTTTTTCAATTTCTTCGTCCGTAAACTCATTCTTTCCGTTTTTGCGGGCTTCTTTAGACTTTTCGATGTAGTTCTTCTTGGCTTTTTCAGAACGCTCTAACGCGCTTTGATCAAGCCTTTCTTTCAGAGTGGCAATTTTACCATCATACAATGAATTTATTTCCTTAACTCTATTGTCCAGCCATTCATTGAAAGGTTCTCCAGAAGTCATACGACTAACTGTTGACTTGATTTCTTCCGCTTTCATGGGCTTTTTAAGGACATCTACTTCTACTTCTTCCAGATAAGTGTTATCCGCAAAGGCATTACCGCTATTGGGATCCGTTCCCGGCTTCCATATCTTTTTGCTGATAGTTTTGGCCTTCAACGGCATAGTGGTAATTTCAAGATCGTTTTCTCCGGCGTCATTAAGAAGCTGGATCTTTACATTGTATGCGTCTGTGATATCCTTGAAAACTTCTTCCTGTTCTTTTACAGGCAGGAATGGAAGATATCTGGCTATTTTGGCCGCACACCCTTCTTTACCTGCGGTGTTGGTATCTCCTGACTGGGATTCTTCTCCTTCGCTTGTGAGGATTTTAAGAGGATCACCCAGTTTTTCGGACAACTCCGGATGCTCAAGCATATACTGCCATGTCACATCGTCACCGTACTTGTTGAGGTAATCAACAACTTCCATTTCGTTGAACTTGGATTTCTGAGAAGATGTAGTATTTGCATCAAGAGACTTAAGTTTTGCCTTGAACATCATCTGTAATCTTTGTTCTGCCGGGATAGACGACATGATATACTCATATTTTCCTCTGAACTTCTGGCCGGTTCTGTCTATACGTCCTCGCATCTGCACTTCATCATTGATATCACTCTGGAACTGGGCAAACACCATGACGCGCTGACGCTGATCCTCAAACTTGGGTGAAGCATGAAGGGATATACCTGTACTACCAGACTTGTTTACCATAAGCACGTCAAGTTGTCCGTTGTTGAAATCACGTGCGGCAGACTTCTTATCACGGTCCTTACGGTTCTGTATGACATACTTTCCGTTTTCGTCCTGAACCATCTCAAGTGTTCTACCTGTGATTTCTCCAACCTTATATCCTGCCTTCTGGATCTTCATCTTAATTGCGTCCATAGGGCTTATAGGAAGGTCCGCGGAAAGGTTTTCAATCTTTTCCCTGATCTCGTAATACTTGTTTTGTCCGGCTTCCGGAAGGTCGTTCACAGTGAAGAACTTGTTTTCCTTTTCTCCCTTCAGGTTGGTTTCCGTATATCTCATAACTCCGTCAAGCGCACGCATAAGAGTTGCTGAGAAGTTTGGCACCTTATCCATAGGAGTGTCTTTAGGTGCTTCATCCAGAAATCCTTCCATCGTATTGGTGAAGGATATTACAGGCTTAAAACCATTCTTAAGGTTTTCAATAACCCTGTTGGCGACTGCATCTGCCTTAAGAGAGAAAAGCAACTGATTTACCAGATTATACATTTTGCTGGCAAATGGTGTATTGGTTACTCCCAGTTCTGCGGTACCCTGCTGGAGATCGGAATAACCGCCTTGTTCGGACAATTCTTCGGAAATGCCTTCGACAATAGGTGTAATGTAGTCTTTCTGGAACGCCCTGATATCACTGAATATTGAAGATACTTCATCGAATTGTTTTCTCTGAACCGCATCTTCTTCTTCACTTACCGGCATCCAGTCAATAGTTACACCTTGAAAACTTCTTTCTCTTCGGATCATCTGTCCGGATTGAACAAGCTGTTTGGACATGATCTCCTGCAATGTAACACCACCTTGAGATATTGCTTCGATCATATCCTGTGGTGATATGCCAGACTTGGAAAGGTCGGTTTTCATTGCATATATAGGCATGTTATCCGCACGTTTGGCGAATGTGGCAGACAGGAATGTTACTCCTTTTACCTTTGGCATGATATACTGCATGTACATGGATCCACCGCCACTTCCACCGGCTGTATGACTTTCATCTAGGATCATAATGTTATCCTTTGACAAGGCTTGAATAACATCACGTCTTTCCTGACCGCTCTTGTCTGCTGCCGAAGGAGATTTCTTCTTATAACTCTTGTCTTTTTCAGCTATTCCATCTTCTTTTGGCTCATATTCTTTCGTTCCATTATTGATCTGGGAATATGTAGTTATGACGTAATCATACTCTTCTGGAAGCTTTCCGTTCTTCATAATGTAGTCAAACACTCTTTTCTTCTCCTTGTCGGTAGGAAGTTTGTGTACTACATTCCCGGACGCATCAGTAATAGCTGCGTTTTTTGGATCTGACGCGATGATAAACGGCCTTAAATCTCCGCTGCCTATATCTGCAAGGTCTCTGTAATTATCAGAGAAAAGCGCGGGCTTCTGAGTGAAGTATATAGGGTTATAACCCTTCCTTACCGCATATCTGATTAAGGCTGCACCCTGACGGCCCTTTCCGACACCGGTCATATCTCCGATAATGAATCCGTTTCCTTTATTCATCTGGTTTATAGCCAAAGAAACAGAATCAATCTGTTCAGCGGCCAGATAACTGAACAGTTCGTCTTTGCTTGAATATCCAAGCTGGTCAACCAAGAACTGGTCTACATCACCAATGTTAGCCAGAGAATCGGCAAGAACTTGTGCTTGATTTGCCGGAACAACTGACATAAGTGTACCGGACTGGCTTCTGTTGGGATATGGGACTTTTTCATCACTGAGGTTTACTGATAATCTGCTTCTGCCGGTGTTATCTCCTGAATCAGATCTGACAGATCCACCATTCCGGCTTCCTCCGGTACTTCCTCCGTTATCAGATCCTCGCTGCTCTTGAACAGGTTCAACGCTTCCTGCATTTGATCTGTCCGCATTATCCAATTTGCCAGCATTTTCTTCTGCTGTGGATCGTTCAGCCTGCTCTGGTCCGGATGCGGTAGTATTACCGGTGCTTCCCATGTCATTGTCAGATCCGACTTTTTTGTCTGGTCGTACGGATTTTCCCCGTTCTCCAGACTTTGGTCTATTGCTGACATTATTGTTTGCTCCACTTCCTTCTGTGTCAGTGGTCCGGGTTTCTCCTTCTGTACCGTTAAAGAGATCCCCCATTTGCTGTAATGAACGTATATCATCTTGAACTCGGTTATATAATTCTTCAAAGCTGTTTATCTGTTCCGCTCTTGCTTTGCTCTTAACCGGTGGAGCAATAAGTTTAAACGGACCAGTTTTTCTTCCGTTGATAAGGATAATACGAACGTCATATTTAGTTCCGTTCCTCTTGTACATATCCCCGTTAAGGTTGATAACATCAACCACATTATAGTGTGAGTAAAGATACGCAAAAAGTTTCATATCTTTGCTCTGCATCGCACCATTATCTCGATAAGAAGTATTTCCACCGATAACAATAGCCGCCCTTCCGTTATCCTTCATGGATTCAAGCGCATTAATAGCCATCAAACCTTCCAGAGAACTGATCTTGATCTGTCCGTCGTCGAATTCTTTTGCGGTTGTCGATCCAAATGGGGGATTTGTCAGAACTGCGTCAACAGATCCTTCAAATGGTATCAGTGCATCCTGATTGGTTACCTGGGCATATCCCAGCGTACGAAGGTTTTCCAGTCTCCTTTCATCAATATCATTAACATGTACAGTATTGGCCGGGAAAGCTATTGTTAGTGCGCCATTCCCTGCTGAAGGTTCCAGAACGCTTTCAACCGTTTTGCCATCCTTGACAAACTTCCCCATTACATATCCGAAGGGAGTAGGCGTACTGTATTGCTGGCGTTCAAACCTTGTGCTGTCTCTTGCATTAAGAAGAGGTTGCATATTGTACATATCGACAATAGTGTCATATCCCTGCTTTTGTTTTGTTGCGTCTCCGTTAATGTAGGATTCAGCTATTAATCTTGTCTCGTTGGTCATTGCCAGTTCAACAAGTTCCTGCATATCTGTTGCTGACATGTCAGAAAGCATGTCATAACCCTTAAGGATATCTTTAACTTCCTTCATGGTTAGGGGATCTACCTGTTCATCATTTCTCTTAGCTATTGCCTTCTCTGCAATTTTAACGCCAATTATAGAAACGGCTTCTTTCTCCTGCTCGGCTTTTTTCTGGTATTCCTCAGAGTTGCCAAAGAGATCAGAAGGTGATTTTTTTACATCATTACTGGAAGTTGCCTTTTCTATTTCCTTCTCTTTAGCAACATTTTCTATCTGCTGCATTACATCAGGAACAGACTTATCGAAGTTGGTTACATCAAACTGACTGACTTCGCTGTCCGGGCTCATTCTTTCCGACAAGCCGTTTTCTATTGATTGCGGCATATATCTTGCGGAGCTATAAAATGACTTCAAGTAAGGCCTGATAACGTCTCCAAGATCATCTACCATTGCTTTGCAATAGTCTGCAAACTTGACTGCACCGCGTTCTATGTGGTACACAGCCATTTCTGCGCCAATAGCAATAATTTCAGGATCAATACCGGCATTTAGCTGGCCCAACTTCTGTTTAAGTCTATTTTTAAGTTCCTGGTAACGTTCATCGGAAACAATGTTGTTACTTTTTGCAGGTGTATCTTCTGCGTTAGTGGTTGTTTCCTTTTCGGAAACAGGCACTACACTCTTATACTCAGCAAAAGGTTTGGTTTTTCTGTGGGATGAATTAACCCACTTCTTAAACTCTTCTTTGGAAACACGTGTTATGTTTCCTAGTCCGGTCCAGTCTTTTGAGTAATTAGCCATGTATGCGCGTTTGGCCGCAAGGGCTGATTTAAACCCATACATAACCTTGTGTTCGTCAAATGTTCCATCAGGGTTTACCTGATCAATAACAAACACATCACCAGTTTCCGGGTTATCAGAAAGGAATACATCAATGTGATCACCATCTACGCCCTCGGTACCGTGGATATATCCATAGTCGTTGTTCATGGTAACAGACCATTCATTACCATCTGCGTCTTTTCCAGAACGTACAGATCCCTTCGGGTTTTCAATAGTTACATCGTACCCGTCAATCTTAACATGGCCTTTCTTGTAGTTACCGGCTTCCTTCTGTGCTTCAGTTGGATTTTGATCTACTTCCGCACGTGCAGCTTCGATATCGGTTTTTACTGTTCCTTCTGGTTCAGGTACCACGCTACCGCTTTTGCCATCAGTTTTAATTGCTGGCTCCGGTTGTTCTTCGACTTCTCCAGTTCTTCCTTCGTTATCACTTTCGCGTTCAGGCTGAACTGTATTGCCTTGTTCACTGTCTGTTTGTCCTTCAGTGCTTCCTGCACTTTCTGTTTCTGCTCTTCGTTCATAGTCGTTAATGATTTGCTCAAAGATAGTATTTAATTCTTCATCTGTTACGGATGAATACAAGTTATTAAGTTCTTCTTCGATATAGTCTGAATATGCAATCCATTCAGGTACCGACATTCTGTTTTCAGAAGCTTCCCATTCAATAAGCTGGCGTTCCTGATCTTCTTCATATCCCGGAATGTTTTCTTCGATATCGGTTCCATGCATGTTTTTTGCGGCGTCCCACATCTTAGAAGGACTTCCATATTCTTGGAAAGCATTAATGATCATGTTGAACACGTCCTGATCAGTAACCATTCCCTGCAAGTTCTCCGGCATATCAGCATGGATCTGTTCTGCTGCGGCTTCTGGCGTTAAACCATCGGAAGATAATGCCCATACAAGCTTTTTCCTTTCTTCCGGTGAGTTGGAATAGCCCAGATGTGAAGAAAGGCCCTGTGCTCCTTCTGTGTCAGACAGAGAGAACGAAACGCGGCCTGTTGCTATTTCTCGCAAAACATGTTCCTGTGGAGTTATGGAAGGGCCTAGATCTGCATCTTCTTTGACATAACGAACCTTTTTCCGCGGTTCCTTGCGTTCAAAGGCTCCTGCATCAATCTTCTTCTGAACTTCCTGCTGTGCAGCTTGCTGTTCTTCGGCTGTCATGGATGCAAGACGTTGCTGGTTTTCTTTAGCCTTTTCTTCTGCCTGAGCAATAAGTCCGGTAGGCCTTTTTGCTTCAAGATCCGCTGCAACCTGATTCCAATAGGATATCTTGTCATTGATAGCTTTTTTTGCCTTCTTTGTCTCAATAATTCCCTGAATAGTGTTTCCGGAAGATTTTTTCTTTTCAACTTTTTTTAGTTCGTTATTATAATACTCAATCATCTGCGTTACGGTGTCCTTCGCATCATCAACATTATCACTGATTTCCAGCAATGCGGCAGAAGTATCTGCAATCGGTGCGGCTTCAAAGTCTTGTTCACCTCTTTCGTTAAGAGGAATGCGAGACATGGCAGTCTGATTTTCCTGAACCGGTTGTTCAGAAGTTTCTTCCTGTACAGGCTGTTCAGCTACAGAAGGCTGTGTTTCTTCTCCATTAGCTGGCTGTTGGCCGTTGATGGCATTTCTTATTTCTTCTTCGGACATCAGCTGTGACTGGGCTGGCGTTCCATTTTCATCAAGAAGGTACACTTCATATCCGTCTGGAGTTACCCTGTTGACTTCATAATTGTTTCCACCCATTGTAAATCTGGTTTCTGGTCCTATGGGCTGTTGTTCTTGGGCCGGAATAGAATTAATCTGTGCTTCTTCGGCTTGCAAGACTTCTTCTTGCGCATCATTACCGGCACGCTGGATCATTTCTTCTGCCGGTGTATTATCTACAAGAGAACTGAACATAGATACAGGAGCCATTTTCACACGTCCATCTTCCGACATGTAGTATATGGTCTTATCAGATTGATTTTCATCAACTTTACCTTCGTTATCAAACACAAGGTTTCCGCGAAGAACATTAACAGGATTTTTGGTTAGCTTGTTATTTACCCGCATGATCGTGCCGGTGGTTGCATTGGTAAGGCTTTCGACTTGTGCTTCCGCTTGTCTCCTTGCATTATCAGCCTGATCTTGCACCCAATAATTATAATTAACAAAATCATCATAGGCTTGTTTGTATTTCATTATGTTGTTGGCCGTTTCCGGATCAAATTGAGATATGATAGCCTGATATCCTTCTTCTGAATTGATGATAGAGTTGAGTTCTTCATCGTTCAAGCTGATCTTAGAACGCGTCTCATTCAGATTGTTGATAATGTTCCTTTTTTCAACAGCAATTTCTTCCGGCATCATCTGTTTGTCTGCTTCCTGTAAGGTTTGTTCCTGAAGGACTGAAGATATATACTTGATAGCATTCTTCTTCATATCCGGAGACATAGGGCTGGACAGAACATCTTTGACCATGTTGCGGGCCGTTTCAATATCAGCGTCCTGAAGGGCTTCTCTTACACCGGACCAATCTTCGCCCATTGCATCCTGCATCTGGGTTTCAAAATTACGCATGTTGCGGTAGTTCTTGTATTTATCACGAAGATATCCACCTGTTCCGGCTGCACCAAACAATGCAGACATGGGAGCAACACCGAGGAACGTATCAATATTCTGATCAAGATCGACAAGCTGTTCAGGTGTCATATCTCCTATTGCGGTAGATACAAGGTTATTGGCAACTTCTTCGGCATATTCTCCCAATGGATCAGATATCTTGGCACGTCTGGCAATCTCCTGCATTTCCCGGAAGCCTTGACTATTGACAACGTCCTTGAACGCCTTACCTACTGATGCAGGTATGATCTTTCCAACTTTGTTCGCACCAGTAACACGACCGATATATCCCAACATAGGCGCAAAGTATTCGCCCAGAAGTTCGCTTCCGGTTTCTGCGGCTGTTGATATTATGGACTTACCGAGTGCTTCCGCTCCAGTCTGTACATTCTCCCGACCATCATAAGATACCGTTCCGTCTGCGTTAGGCTTAACCTGCACGTCTCCCAGACCTCTACGCTGATAATCTGCGGCCACTCTTGCACTTCCGAATGTGGCGGTGTGCGCTGCAACGTCTCCCAGACCGGCAACAGTTCTGGCGGCACCTTTAGCCAGCCCAGTTGTAGCCCGGCCAAGGCCCATTTGTGCAGCCTTATCAGCCGCATACTTAACAATGGCTTTAGACGCTGGTTTGGTCAAAGCCTGAACTGCACCCATACCGGCAATCATGTCAAGCATGAACGGAAGTGATTCTGCTGTTACACCGCCAGCCTTATAACCTCTTCCAAGATCACCGGAATAATACATCTGTGTTGCAGCATTGGTGACAAGAGCCTGCATAAGTGCATCTTCCGAAGGAGTAAGTTCTTCCCCCTTGTCTACTTTGTCCATGACTTTCTTTGCGGCAGAATAATTCTTGAGATCCTGCAATCCCATTGCCCATCCGTCCAGTGGTGCGTCCTTGAAACCACGCGCAAACCCGGCAAAGAAGTTGGTGTTTCCTTTCTTCTTCGCTTCATTGGTAATATTCTGAGCCTGTTCTATTAGGGTAGACGCATATTCCAACTGTTTGTCGGTATCATTCTGCTCCCCGGCAAGATACGCCTGTGACATGGTTGAGAATATACCGCCATCACCAACAGATCTCACGCGCTGTTGTCTTTCCTTAGCACGTTCCTGCCTTGCCGCATTGATCAGTTCATTAACGCTGTTGATCTGCTCCTGATTCTGCCTTTTGAACAGTTCAAGATTCTGTTCCTTCATATAGGGATCATTGGCAGACTTCTGTGCCTGTTCAACTCTCTGCTGTTGGTCAATACCGATTTTACGGACTAGATCCGAAGGATTGTTTTCAAACAGATCTTGCTGGGGCAAAGGCCTTGTGGCAAGATTATTCCCCTTGCTCCTGAACATATCAGGAACATTGTCAAGAATGTACCCTTGTGTCTTGGGATCATAAGAAGGCATATCTTGAACTGGCTGTACTTGCGGCTGTTCCGGCTGAACATTCTGGGTTCTCACATTGGTTGCCGGTTCTTCCTGTGATCTGGCTACCAGTTTGCTCGAAAACGAATCGAAGTCGCCAACATCATATCCATCATTTGTAATTGTCTCATACAACGATTTCCGTTTAGTTTCGTCCTGTACATTCTTGCTGAACGAATCGAAGTCGCCAACATCATATCCATCATTTGTAATTGTCTCATACAACGATTTCCGTTTAGTTTCGTCCTGTACATTCTTGCTGAACGAATCGAAGTCGCCAATATCATAACCATCTTGGGTTAGTCTATCATACAATACTCTTGTCTTATTATCTTCCATATCAGAAACCTTCTATTTTTTTCTTTGTGTTTGTTTTTGAAGAGGATCCAAAACCATCAATAGTTTTCCGATCCTTTTCATAGTTCCCTGTTATATCTCTCTTGTTGTCGATAGATGTCATTATGACTTCTCTCATATCATCAATAGTTGTCGGGTTAGATGTATCCATGTTTACTATTTCAGGGAAATATCCAATTTCCACGCCTTCATTGTACATCTTAGCAACATCTTCCGGCTTGTTGAGATCTCTTTGTACGCCATTCTTCCCAAACCGGACAACAGGATATGTAACCTTTCCTTTCTTGCCCTTAGTTCCGGAAGTTGTGATTTCTCCCTGACGATACTTTTCTCTTTCCATTGCGGCCTTATTGTTCATGGCAGCACGGGCTGATGCAGCTTTGTCCTTAACCTTCTGCAAGGCTTTAGCGTCATTGGCTTTCTGTGCCTGCTTAGTCAGGTCCGCGGCAGTCTGTTTATCCATAAGACCGGCCTTGATAGATGCGTTAAGTTCTGCTAGCATACGATCCTTGTCGGCTTTCAGACGTATAGTCTCCTGCTGGAGCCTTGCTTCTCTGTCTGCCTTCGCATTGGCCAGTGAATAATTGAGAAGAGTATCATTATATCCGTCACGAAGTCTGTCAAGGGCTTGATTATATGCCGGAACATTACTCTTGATAGGTTGAAAAATTCTGGCACCAGCGGCAGAGGAAACTGTCTGTCCAAAAAGGTTCGCTAGGTTTCCCCAGAACTCTGCGGCACGTTGTCTCTTTATACTTTCCTCGCCAGATTGGTACTTCTGATCAAGAAGGGCCTTAAAGACATCTTCACCATCCTTCACGCGATCAGCAACACTCTTTTGCCGGTTTATCTCGTTGGCTGCGTTATTGATCTCTTCGACAGGATTTCTCTGTTCAACCTGATTTTCGGGCTTAAAATCCACTCCAGAAGGATATTTTTGCCCGGAATTCTGATTTTGGGCGCGTGAGAATTGAAAATTCAGAGACGATCCGGGAGATTCTCCGTAATTTCCCAATCTCGGAAGCCTTGAAGTGTCTACGGGATCAGGTTTCTTCTTAATGTAGTCGAATAAGCCCATTATCTACCCCCTTTCTTCTTGTCATACATCGAGAAGGCACTACCGATAAGGCCAAGTCCATTCGACATAAGTTGCGCACCTCCCTGCTCATTCATCTGGCTCTGTCCAAGTCTTGCATTGAGAATTGCATTTTGGTTCTGCTGATTTGCTGCATCAACTTGCATTTTACGCTGTGTAGCCTGTGCAGCCAGACCGGTTGCAGTGTTATCCAGTATCTCATTGTTCGCCTGTTGTTGTGCTACGGCGGCTTCTGGAGTTGATCCCATAACAGCGGCAGTTGCACGTGCTTCCTGATTCTGCTTTTTCAGAGTGTTTTCCACTCTCTTCATTGCGGCCTGTGCTTCGGCTGATTCCATGTAGTTCTGGTAATAGTTACGATTATACCAGGCATTGTTCTTAGATTCCTGTTCATTGATAAGCCGCTGCTGCTCGCGTGCAGCTTTGGCCGACTTAATTCCCCCGAATATTCCGGAAGCTAAACCGCCCACGGCTCCTAATATTGCTCCTATCATAATACGTATTATTTTGGTTTATATTGTTAAAGCAAAGAAAGCTAATAATCAGTTATATAGGTTGCAGTGTTGGGTAATTGTTTTTCGACATTAGTTACAAATGTTGTAACTTTATGTAACTCTTTATATATTTGAACTACAAATAGTTACAACGGCACCTAAATGTTAATAGTTATTAATTGGTGCATTTTTGTAACTGGTTACAAGAATAGTTACAACTATGGCAGAAAAAGAAGAAAAAAAGAAGAGAAACAGACCTTGTAAAGTGAAGGAAAAAGAGCAGTCGTTAAAGCTGACATATACTGATGAAGATCGCATCAAGGTTGTTCGCCTGTTGATAGACAACGGGATGAACTATGTTCTTACGCATCGGCAGACCGGCATTAATTCAGCCACAATCAAGCAATGGTATTACAGGTATAAGAAGGATATCGAAGAAAGTAGTACAGCTACTATGATTGCCGAAAAGGTAGAGATCGACTTTGCTCGCGCAAAATTGGAACTCCTGCAAAATAACTTCTCCAAATTAAACACTCTTGCTGATGCAGCAATAATGCGTGCTATTGCCTTGTGTCAGGTCGAAACAGATCTTAATAAGCTGAATGGCACATTAAAGATCATCTTCGACTTGATATGTAAGTTCAACGAATCTTCTCAAGAGCAACAACAGACTTCTGGCGCAACCATCAACTTCATACAGGAAAGTATTGTCCAGCTAAACCAACTGAAGCAAGATCAGATAGACAAACTAAAGGAAAGCGCAAAAGATAAGAATTAAAATAAAAGCCTGTGCAGCGTTTAACTCACAGGCTTTTTTAATTATATCCGCATCATTAAAGCTTCATTCCTCAACTCCAGATAAGGCTTGTACTTGTCCGGATCATTGACATAATCACACACTCTTGCAACACATATACTGGCTTGCTGGCTCCTGATTTTGGTATAATATCTTATAATGCCTTTGGCCCGATCGCTATGTCCCAGACAATAATTGATAACTCCGTCCGGCATACCCAGGTCACATGCGAATTGAGCAAAACATTTCCGCGCTGAATAGAATATTACTTTCTCTTCTATTCCCAGTTCTTCCGCAAGAAGCGACAAACAATAAGATACATACTGGGAAAAGTTATGATAGGTGTAATTATACCCGAAATCAAGCTTTCCATCACTCTTGATCCATTCCTGATAATACTTCTTGATATTCTCCGGCATGGTAAAAGATATCCGGTTCTCCTGCTGTGTCCTTCCTGCTGACTTGGTTCTTACATAGCTGACATCTTCCTTCCGGAAGTCTACGTTCATAAGGTCTATCAGATTCATGCCGCCCAGAGAGAAGGAAAGCATAAACAGATCTCTTGCCATTCTTAACCTCTTTCTTTCCGGATTGCTGTACATGATCTTACGGAAAGATTCAATACTTAACGATACATCGCGGACCGGTGCCGGTGATATCTTGGTTGTCGCGAACGGATGAATAGAATAAGTTACCATCTGATCCGATACGGCTTTGTTCACAATGACCTTAATGTGGCTTAGTATAGTATTGATATACGTTTGGGTTTTCCCGGCCTTCTTTAGTTTATCAGCAAAAGATTTAATCAGGACCGGTGTTATATCCTGCATATCTATATCTCCATTGCAATACTCACAAAAGTAACGGGATGATCTCTCCATCAGTTTTGCATACGATGATCTGTTGTTGTCCAGAAGATAACTCACATACTCGTTAGATATTCCGCGAAATGTGACTTCCGTGTCAGAAGGCCCGGCCTTGATGATGTCTCTCAATTGCTCGCAGGTGTAGATGCCGGTGTTGCGAATGTTATCCAGCCGTTCTTCGTACAGATCCATCATTGCACGCAACTTTTTATTGAGTGCTGATGCATCCGGGTGCTTGACGATCTTCCCATTTTTAAGCTGGCTTGGATCTGCCAGAATGATTGATGTTACGATGTAACTTGTACGCGACTTGTGACGGACCGCAATTCTCAATTTATGCGTTCCATTGATAAGTTGTCTTTCGGGGATAATTACAGGATTGATTGTTGCCATAGCTGATCTTCAAATTAAAGGTAATTTTTTGGGTACTCTTTTTCTTCCAAAAGTGGAAGAATTTTCCTTTTTTTTGAAGGTTGCCGGAGTTTTTGTGAGAAAATCAATAGGGTAAACTCCTTATTTTTCAGCCTGTTATGAATTGAGCCGAAAGCGGGACTCGAACCCGCGACTTACTCATTACGAATGCAATATCCGACTACCCTTTAATGTATTGGTTTTTAATCAGTTATAAAGATTTTTTGAAATTTAAAAGGTACTTTTTTGGTATTCAGTTACTCTTCTAATAACATATTTTACAAGGCCGTCTTGATTTCTTTGCTTTCTCCAGCGATATTTCTTTAACATCACCAGAACAATTCCTAAGACCTTTGCAGTCTTTGTATTTATGATATACTTTAGCTTTTGGCCCGGTACAGATATAAACCGTATCTGATTTATCACTTTGTAAGCCGCACGAAATTAATGCAGCACATGCCATTATACCCAATAACATCTTCATAGTTCTTCATTATTAGAATTTATACTTTGTTCATTTAAAGAGTTGTTCCAGTAGCTAAGTGTAAAATACCAATACATTTCACCACCTTTTGATTCTGCGTATTTAAAAGTTATAAGACAAGAATTAAATTCATCAAAAAAATACTTCTTTTTCGTGTTACTCTCATCCACTTCGTACTGATTTATTATATCGTATTTTTCATCTAACTTATCTTTAAAGAAATTATAATCTTCTAGTGCGTCAGACCTTCTTTTATAAGGAATGCTAAAATCTATCGAATAGAACTCTTCATTATAAAATTGCATTTCTACAAATTTCCATGAATAACCTGCAAAATCTTGATCATAAAGCATTAAAGAGTTTTGATCTTCTCTAAAGTATATGTTATCTCTATTAAGTCCGCTTTTAATAACCTTTTTATTCAATCCGAAAAAATATCCCCAAAATTTATTTTGCACAGTTTGTTGGCAAAAGATATTTAATGAAAAGAAAAACAGACAAATAAAAATTATATATTTTTTCATGCTTATAATCTTATACTTCCAACAACTAAATTATACGATCTTATATCCTCTTTGGGTATCGAGAAGTCTGGAAACTCCGGATTGAAGGACTTGCACACAATATAATCTCCATTATCATATATCCTTTTAATGACAACGCCTTGAGTTGTATCTAATACATGTACTCTTCCCCATTGAAGAAACCTCTTTTCGTTTACCCGCAAACACGCCACTTCATCACCGGCAAAATATTCCGGCTCCATACTCCGGCCGACTATTCTGATAGTAAAATCATATCTGGGGAAAACTCCTATTATAGGAACCTGTTCGCATTGATACTCCGCCACACCCTCTACTGTTTCGGTGAGTGTGCCTGCTGCCGCATCATAGGGTATTCTGGGGCGAGTATTATTCTTATCGAAGAACTGTTCTTTAGAGATAACCATATCACCTACTCCATTTAAAAGCCAGTCTGAATTCAAATCAGGATAAACACAGAGTATTCTCTGTAATTTATCCGCTCCTATGCCTTTAGAAATGTTGTTTACAAATCCATTGCTCAAGCCAACGGACTTTTCAAAACGACTTTGGCTAAGCCCTTTGTGCTTTATAAAAGCAACAAGTCTATCTTTTACGGTAAGCATACAATATATAATTAATGTTAATTACAGAAATTTCTCTATGTTTTTATACTCGCTTTACAGAGATTTCTCTATCTTTGCACAGAACAAAGTAAGTAAGTAAACGCAAAGCAAGAAAAAAAGAGCGACTACCGGAGTAGACACTACACACACATTCTATAAATACAAAGATAGGAAATTCTTTTGTTCTTGCCGCATAAACACAGGAAAATATGTCGGATAAAATAACAGTAACAGACATTCAGAGGATTGAGCCGGGTACCTCAATGACGTGGACACTCCCTCCTGCTAAATGCTTGTCAGCAAAAGCAATGGCATACGAATATGCCTTCAAGAAGAAGGATCCTCGCATAGAGAGATACAAGGTAAGTATCAACACCAAAGAATCAAAGATAACCATTACAGCAATACCAGTTAAACCCAAACAATTATGATGAACAGAATTTCTAAAACAGCTTTAGCCGCTATTACGGCAATTATCTTAATCGGTTTTCTAGTCAATAACCGGAAAGACTATTCTTCAGATGTTATCAGCCAGATCAATGAAAATGCAAAGGCTTCCATCATGTATAAGCTGGGGCCGGATGCAACAGATACCGAGATCGCGCGCGAATACCTAACCAATAAAGACTTCTACGATGCTCAATGAAACGGCAATAATGATCACGATGAACAATAAGACGTTTGGCCTTCGTGAATCAGCGTCTATTGTCGGTGGAATGTCACGTTTGCAAAAGCTTCTTGACAACGGATCTATAAGGTTCCACAAGAAGAGTGACAAACAAAATGCCAAGACGTTCTGCAATGCGTGGGACGTTCTGAAAAATGCTTCGATTGAACGTGCCATAGTAGGCCGTCCAAGAAAGTAAGATACGCTTTGTAGTTCAACGGATAGAACGGAAGTTTCCTAAACTTCAAATCCGGGTTCGATCCCCGGCAAAGTGACACAATAAAATAGATCTTTGACATGCTTAACATACAAACATGTACTGACGTTAAGAAATGACATCTAGCGGAAACGCGGTTATGGTGTCTGGGCTTGTCAGTACATTATCAAGTCCAAAACAATTGCTGATTAAACGGCTGGGTATGTCCCTTAATGACAAGATCGCGCTTGCGGCCACCCCTGTGGTAAGATTCCACCAGATTATTCTGTGACAGGTTGAAGCCTTCGAGGGGTACTGCCAAAGTTCATAAGGTTTTTTTTCTAAGCTAGGATTGTCTTTTGGGTTAATTTATTTTGTTTAAATGGTTTTTTATCTTTCCTGCTGGTCTGTGAAGATCGGCAGGTTTCTTTAAAAAACACGGATCAGTAGCTTAGTTGGTGAAAGCGGCGGCCTCATAAGCCGAAGATCCACGGTTCAAGCCCGTGCTGATCCACGCTTGTAGAAAAGCAATTCTATTTTCTTAATCTTAACCACTGGACAGGGGCTGTAGATCAATGTAGATCATCACTTCGGTGAAGATGCGGATTCGTAACCCGCCAGCTCCACAATACTTGTAACTAACAGCAAAGGTGGTGTGAATGCGCCAGGGCTTGTGATCAAGGAATGCGTTGGGAATGCGTTGGGAATGCGTGTCTGGTGATATGGGGCCTAGTATGTCAGGCGGCGGCGGTGATGAACCGTGGGCACCGTGGAAAAGCGTGATAGATAAACAGAGCAAGACGTCCCGCAAGACGTCCCGCAAGATGTCCTTGAGAGACCAAGTACGCGAGCCAGTAAGCATCATTAATGGGAAGAGTTGCCGGTTAAATTCAATAGCGTATCTCTTTTTTTTTTAAAAAAAGTCGTCCGCTAAATGGGAAAGCTACACCCTATTCCTAAAAAAACCTGGCATTTGCTAGCAATTGCTAGCATTTGGTAGCATTTGCTAGGTTTGCTAGCAATTGCTTTCACTCGCCAAAAAAATACGCTAAATTCTTCTATTTTTGGAAGAATAAATCAATTTTCGATGAAATATTTTTACATGGTTAATTAGTTGTATTTCAGCGAGTAAAGTATCATCAAAGAGGTTGAAGTCTAGCAAATGCTAGCAAATGCTAGCAAATGCTACATGATATATGATATATATAATAAGATAATATATATTATTAACCCCTTTATATTTCCCCTTAGAACTTTCAGCTTGTCCGGTCATATCCGGACAGGCTTTTTTTATAACCTAAAACTTAATCACAATGGAAGAAAAAAACATTCTGCTGATCGGACAGGATTCTCAAGGTAATCTGGTTCTGGTTAAACGTCCTGAAGATGGAACTTCATTTTCTGAACAGACGCTGAAATTAAATGAAGAAGATCAGGTTCTTCTGAAAAACTATTTGTCAACCATTAAAACAAAATCAAATGAGTAACGTATCAATGAAATTAAGCGAATTCCAGAAGTTCAATTCTGAAAACATTCTGGAGTATGATGTAGTCCAGGAAAAGGTTGTTGAATTATACAACATGATCTGGGGGCAAGGCGGTGAATCCTTCATCGAACGTGAGACACAGAACTTCCTGAAGATTATCCGGGAAAGCAAAGCCTTAAAAGCATGTACGGCTTTCTCGGTATATACTTGCATGATTGATCTTGCAGTTACCGGCCTGACAGTTGAACCGGGCGCACAGGCAATGGCTTATCTGATCCCACGCAATGTATGTATCGGGAAAAGCCCAAACAACGGACAGGATATCTACGAAGCGCGCTGTCAGTTGAAAATCTCCGGATATGGCGAATTATCCATGCGTACAGCTTCCGGCCAGATCCTTTATGCTGACAATCCTATCATAGTATACGACAATGATGATTTTTCCTGCTCAGTTTCCGGAGATGTCAAGAATGTGGAATATAAGTGCAACCTTCCGCACAAAGGACATCAGATAATCGGTTGCTTTGTCCGCATAGTAAGGCCAGACCACTCTGTCGATTATTCCTGGCTCCTTGAAGAAGAGATTGAACGCCTGAAAGGTTACTCCTTAAAAGCAAACAGAAAATGGAATGATAGGGACAGAAAATGGGAATTAAAGGCTAATGATCTCTATTCATCTAATGATGGCCAGATAGATTCCGGTTTTCTGATCGCCAAGACTATCAAACACGCCTTCAAGACTTATCCCAAATTGAGGATCGGTAAATACACCAGTCTCCAGTCTGACGATAATACACAGGATCCGGCAATGGATATCTATCAGGTCCAACAGCCAGAACAGGACAGACCATTCGGCCCTGATGTGAACAACATTGCTCAGGGTGTCAGAATAGAACCTAAAGATACAGACCAGAAAAGTGATGATACACCATTTTAACAAAAATCATTATGGAAAAACAGCTAATTAACTACAATGACATTACTAGCATTGCGCAGATTGCGCCTGATGCGGTAACCAACAACCAGACTTCGGCAGCGGCATGTTTACAATACGGGGAAAATCTTCTCCGTATTGTCGAAGAAGAAGGAATGAATGATGAAATAGATGAAAAGCTGGCCAACTATATCAAAAGGTCCAGATCTACCATTCAGGCTATGACGGACCGGAGAAAGCCGGTTACCCAGTTGTTTGACAATATCCGTTCAGGATTTACTCAGCTTGAATCAAGCATAGATCCAAAGGTAGCCGGATCCCCGGCAAACAAAGCCCAGAAGCTTCGCGATGATTATGCGAGAAAGAAACATGAAGAAGAACAGAAAAGAAGGAAGGAAGCAGAACTTCTTGCACGGAAGCAACAGGAAAGGGCCAAGTACCGTGAAGATCTGGAACAGGAATTGTTCGGGTTCTTCAACCAGAAAACAACTCAGTCTATCAACAAGCTGATAACTCTTAATAAGTCAATCACATTGCAAACCTTTGACGCGGTTTCAGCTGATATACAATCTTTCGACTGTACTTTCCCCGTTTCCGAACTTTCCAGATACACATTCGGAGTAATGCTTCCTTCTTCTCTTGATATGACAGAGATACAGACTATCCAGAAAGAAGTTCTCCAGAAAGGTCAGGCAATGATGGAACAATACAACTTTGACGTGCAGGATCAGAAGGACAGCATAATGCAGGTACTTCCTTCCAAGTACAACGAACTTCTTGCTATCGAAGAACAAAGAAAGACAGACGAACAGGCTGCCTTGTTGAGAGAAGAAGAAATGAAGCGCAAGGAAGCTGAAGAACAGGCCCGTCAGGATCTCCAGAGGAAACAGGCAGAAGAACTTCTTAAGCAACAGTCTGCCGCGGCCAACTTGTTTCAGGCTTCTTCTACAACTTTTGTCAGTTCTCCGGAAAAGAAGATTAAAGTCAAGAAATGTGTTAATGTTCTTAACCCGATAGGATATGCAGAGATATTCAACTACTGGTGGATAAACGAAGGCCAGCACTTGAATGAAGAAGAAATGAAGAAAATATTCAAGAAGCAGATCACTTATGCAGAGAAGGCTGCAAACCAGGCAAGGCCAGACTTCATCCAGTCAGACAATATACAATACATTGATGATGTGAAAGCGAAATGAATCCGGATAATTACTACAACAGAAACGAAATCAGCAATTCGGATCTTACAGAGTTAAAGAATCTTCTTTATCCCCGGCTTCAGTTCGGGGATAAAGAAAAGATCTTTGCCTTCGGATCTCTTGTGGATGCAATAATCACGGAACCTGCAAGGGTAAACTACTTTCAGCTAAAGGTTGATGATGTTCAATATACGGAAGATGATTTTGCACTTGCACGCGAAATGCACAAGTCACTTCTGATGGAAGCCAGAAAAGATCAGTTCCTAGCTTACGTGCTTGAAAATTCCGATACACAGAAGTTCATGGTAAAGGAACGGGAGTTTGACTATTGCGACTTTAAGTTCACTTTACCTACGCGATGTAAATGGGACTGGTTCCTGTCGGCTGCCGGTTTTGGCGGTGATCTGAAAACCACGTTCGCCAGATCGCAACAGGAGTTTGACGAAGCAGTAGACTTCTTCGACTGGGACAGAAGTCGCGCATGGTATATGGATATTGCCGGATCAGATAAAGACTTCATCTATGCGATAAGTAAGAAAAACTGCAAGATCTTCAAAAAATTCATTGAGAGAGGTGATCAAGTGTATAGACGTGGCTTTGACAAGTATAACGAATTGGCGTTCAAATATTATCTGTTTGTGTTATGAAGATATTGTGTGTTGTTACTGAAAATGGTCTAGCCCCAAAGTATGACAGTGACCGGGAAGAGTTTTCCCGGCTTAAAAGAAACACTGATGTTTTGGTAGAGGTGGGGCAAAAGAGAAATTATGAGTTTCACAAAAAATTCTTTGCCCTTCTTAAGTTGACATACGATAACTTCCCGGAATGGATGGAAGATAATCTGAATGTACATTCTGTTGAGGATCTCAGGACGCGTCTTAAGATTGATCTGGGCCTGTACGAAGTTTCGCATTACGGGAACCAGTCTGTAATTATACCGAAATCTATTGCATTTGACAAGATGGATGAAACTGAATTTGAAAAGTTCTACAAAATGTCAGTAAATCACATTTTGAAAAACTATCTCAAAGGAGTAACTAACGAGCAAATTGAGGAAGAAATATGGAAGTTCCTATAAAACTTAATATTACCCCCTATGATTATCAAAAGGAAGGAATTGAAAAAGGGCTGGAGTGGAAAAGGCTTTTTTTAGGCGATGAACCGGGCCTGGGGAAGACATGCCAGTCTATCGGTATTGTTAATACCGCAAAGGCATACCCTGCTCTGGTTATCTGTCCATCTTCCCTTAAGATAAACTGGAAAAGAGAATTTGAGAAATTCGCCGGGGCCGAAGCTATTGTTCTTAACGACAATATAAAAGCTACATGGGGGTACATGCTGCAAATGCACAACATGGACGTTTGCATCTGCAATTACGAAAGCCTTCGAAAGTATTTTGTTTGGGAGTATAAAAAAGGCTACCGTCTGAAGGATATAGTATTCAGCCCATTTATCAGCCTGTTCAAGTCTGTAATTATCGACGAAAGCCACCGCTGCAAAGATCCGGGAGCGCAACAGTCTAAGTTTGTAGCCGGTCTTGCTGCCGGGAAAGAATATGTTATGCTGCTAACCGGTACACCGGTAGTAAACCGGCCAAGAGATCTGATAGCCCAGCTTGCTATTATAGACCGCTTAAAAGAGTTTGGAGGAACAAGCTATTTCACGGCCCGGTATGGGGATGGCGAAAATCTGACAGAATTGTCAGAAAAGCTATACGAAACATGTCTTGTCCGAAGGGAAAAGAAAGATGTTCTTACCCAGCTTCCGGATAAAACAAGAATGGATATCTATATCGACATAGAGAAGGAAGCACCACAAGAGTATTATGAAGCTTACAAGATGGCGGAAGAAAACCTGAAGGAGTATCTATTAACATACAAGTCATGTACTGAATGGCAAGCGCGGGCAAAGATGCGTAACAAAGCCCTAGTTCAGTTCATGGAGTTAAGATCTCTTGTTGGAATATGCAAGGTCAAACCTGTGATAGATTTTATCAAAGATTTTGTTGCAACAGGGAAAAAGATCGTTGTTTTCTGTTCATCTCATTCGATTGTTGATTCCATAAAAAAGGCTTTTCCTAAAGCGGTAATGGTTACCGGCCGCGAAAACTATGTACAGAAGCAAGCAGCGGTAGATGTGTTTCAAAACCGACCGGAAATCCAAGTGATTATCTGTTCTATAAAGGCTGCCGGTGTTGGAATTACCCTGACAGCTTCTTCTACTGTTTTGTTCATCGAACAGCCGTGGACCTATGCTGATCTTGTTCAATGCGAGGACCGTTGCCATCGTATAGGGCAGAAGGATAACGTAACCGTATACAATGCTCTGGGAAATAACAGCATTGATCACAGGATATACAATCTAATACAAAACAAGAGAAGCATATCCAATCAGATAATGGCTTCTTCTGATGACATACCAAAGGATGAATGTTATTTTGACGAACTTGTAAATCTCGTATTGAATGACACAAAAAAGCAAAATAGCAATACTTGAATGCCTTGAGTATGTAATATCTCTTTTCCCGGAAACAAACAGAGGTTACAATGCATCAAGGCCATATCGTAAAGCACTGAAAGAATTTATCCGTGATAATAATTTAGACCATGAAAGAAAAGAAAATACCATTCCGGAGAAAATCTCCGCTTCGGAAGGTAAGACTAAGGAGAACAAGCAAAAGGCAGGAAGCACTGAACAGGAAGATATCGGCCATTAAGAGAGATCTTTCTCAAAGGTGTTGTATATGTGGACGTGAAGCGGTGGATCCCGCTCACCTTCTTCCGCGTTCAACTTATCCGGAATATTATGCAGAGAAATGGAATATAGTTCCAATGTGTAGAGAACATCACAGACTATATGACAATAATCTTGAATTCCGTCAACAACAGATCCAATTGTTTAACATCGTGCTGGAACATGATGAATGTGCAGCACACAGATATTTCAGAATATGAATATAACAAAATCAATAGCAGAACAAGTAGCATTAAGGATGATACAGCCTATTGCCGAACGCATCAGTAACGAAAATGATACATTAAACGAAATAGTGAATGAAATAGCTATTAGAAGTATTCCAAAACAAGTTTATAATACTTACAAAGAATATCCAAGATTCTTTGCAACAACAAGATGTATCTATCTGGTAAATGGAACACAGATTACTAGGGTTGAAGTCAAAAACAGGTTTCCTACTGCTAGTTCAACTGGAGGATTGAACGTACCATGTAAACCTGAAGAAATGGAAACTGTATCAGAAATTCAGAATAGAATACAAGAGTTGAGAGATGAAAAAAGTAGAACATATAATTCGATTGTAAATACTCTTATTTCTTTGAAAACATCAAAAAAAGTAATGGAGTGTTTTCCCGAAGCGTATGAATATATAAAAGCGTATGAGAATAAAACAACAAATGAAGTATCTCTTCCGGTTGAGACTATAATGAACACAATAAATATAAAAATAATTAAGTTATGAAAAATTACACACCTGAAAAAATTACAAGCCTTAAAGAGAATGAAATTTTTGTTTTTGGATCGAATCTCAATGGAAATCATGCTGGCGGTGCTGCCTGTTTAGCGGTAGAAAAATTTGGCGCGCAAATGGGAAATCCTGAAGGAATACAAGGCCAGTCTTATGCTATTCCTACATTGGATAAAAATATGGATCGTATTAATCTTACTGACTTGGAACAGTCAATATGCAGATTTTACCAATATGCCGAGGAAAACCCAGGGAAGGTATTCTACATGACAAAAATAGGTTGCGGCATTGCCGGATATGAATTGTCAGATATTGCCACAGTGGTTAATTGCCGTAATATTCCGGATAATGTAATTATACCAGAAGAATTTACACATATTCCGGGGTATAAGGGATTTGATGAAAATATGCAGTGCCGTGGATTTCAGTATCAAGAAGGTAATACATACCATGAATATGGTAATATAGAAGCGTGTCAGAGTGGATTTCATTTTTGCAAATATCCTCTTGATATTTTTAGTTACTATCCTCCTGCTAAGAACAGATTTTGCAAAGTAGAAGGATTTGGGAAAGTATCTAATGACACAGGTGATACGAAGGTGGCTGTTTCCGACTTAAAAGTAAAGGCAGAAATTGGTATATCAGGCCTTGTAAAGGCCGCTATTGAGTACACAAGAAAGAGGTGTACGAATAAATGTAATGCAAAAGAAGGAGAACCAGCGACCGCCGGATCTTATGGTGCAGCGACCGCCGGAGATAATGGTGCAGCGACCGCCGGAGATAATGGTGCA